GACTGCTTTGACAGAGTGGTCGATCATATAATGGATGCGGAGGGGTTATGAATTGGGATAAACCGATCGTCTCCCGTGGCCACAGAATTATGTATGAAGCACCAGCAAGGATGATCAATGGTAGCAAATCGAACGTAATCGACATAGGATGTTCAAATGGGTATGGTTATTACAGATTAATAGAGGAAAATGCCGTATCGAGGTATTTGGGCCTGGATCTTCACAAAGGCGGCATTGCAGAATTAAACGAAATAATCCAAGACAAAAGCAACCACAAAGCAATCATCGCAGATTGGCTCGAATTAAGTGATAATGAATTGTTTGTTGCTGACTACATTCTATGCGTTGAAGTGTTAGAACATATCAAAGTAGAAGATAGAAAACGATTTTTGGAAAAATGCGCTAAATACGTTAAAATGAACATGTTCTTATCGACGCCACCAAGACACCACACAAGAATTCATCATTATGGACTCTTACAGACTGATGAGTGCGTTGATCTATTAACATCGGCAGGATTCATGGTTGTGCCAATGGAAGCACAATGGACGACTCTTTATATGTGTGCCCCCATCGTCTAGTGGCAGGATATCGCGTTCTCAACGCGAAGGCCGGGGTTCGACTCCCCGTAGGGGTACTAATGACAATAGCAGCCGATATAATTGCGGCATATCTGGTCGAAAACGGTTATGATGCCAGATCATATGGCGACGATTATAATAAACATTTTGGCGAATATGTTGATATCCACCGCCCACTTCGGCATCCACTTCGGCATATAATTAGACTTCATATAGAATCAGATGAACATATTATAAAATGTGTGAGTACTATAGCGCCGATTAATCGACAAAAAGGTATCGATTTGGCACAACCAGATAGCCTAGACCTATTGCTTACCGCAATAGAAAGATGCTCGGAATGCAAAAAATGTAGACTTGTGACGAAAGAAACTAAAACCTGATAGAAGGAAAGCCAATCAAGAAACAGGAGCAGGTTCGATTCCCTGGTATACCCACCAGTGAGCGTGTCGTATAATGGTAGTACATCTGGATGACAGCCAGAAAGCGAGAGTTCGATTCTCCCCACGCTCATTAGAACTCAGCCTCTAGCCTGGATACAAATTTTAAAGATGCCACCATAGTTCAGCGGCCAGAACATCTGATTTGTACTCAGAAGACATCGGTTCGAGTCCGATTGGTGGCTTTAATTGGATAGTAAAATGAAGCGAGAAGAACACTGTCAAGAATGCTTGTTAAAGCTTGGAAGAAGATGGAACAGAGTCCATGTGTGGCTTGACGAAACAGCAAAAGATTATTTCCCATGGACAGGCCATCGCCAAATTAGGCACCATACGGATGGTGTAGAAGAGATTAGAAAAATGTGGGGAAACGAAGCGGCCAGGGCGGCAGAACTGCATATAATTGCTGATGAAGGGAAAGTGCCGACAAAAGAAGAAATAAGAAAGAAATATGGACCACTTGAAGACAATCCATTCAAGGATTTCTAAGATGGTTTGGACACTATTCTGGGATATGCATAGCGGCGGCAACACTAAAGAGCCTCCGTATGACAAAATTTATATAGAAGCACCCAAAAGCGAAGCTATAACGATATTCTACAACAGATTTGGTCATAATCCAGAACGAGTCTCATGTACGTGCTGCGGAGACGATTATGCGATTAGTACGCACAAGACATTATCAGAAGCAACTAAGTATCACCGCGTGCAGGAAAACAGAATCAATATCTCACGTAAAACTGGTATATATCCAGCCAGAGATGGAATCAAAGGAATCTCACTGAAGGCGTATGAAGCCAAGAAAGATGTCTTATTCATTAGAAGGAAAGACATCAAGAAGGGCGAGAGAGTTGGTCAAGTGCCCAGACAAGGCTACGTCTGGGTTGACTGAAATAGCCGGGATGGTGTAACGGAAACACGACGCTTTCATACGGCGTAGTCGGGGGTTCAACTCCCCCTCCCGGTATGGAAGACGAACCGGGCAGGCGCACCGGACCTGTTTTGAAAACAGTGGGCACCGCAAGGTGTGGGGTTCAAGTCCTCCGTCTTCCGTTAATGAGAGTTTTAATTTGCGGATCTAGAGATTTCCATGATATCCAGGCAATCCAAATTGTTGTGGATAATCTGGATACTAACGATATCATAGTCCATGGATGCGCACGGGGAGCAGATACCATCGCTGGTTGGTTGGCCAAACGGCGAGGATTAACAATCTTAGAGTTCCCAGCACAATGGAACAAATATGGCAAAGCCGCTGGCCCAATCAGAAACAAACAAATGCTTGATGAAGGGAAGCCAGATAAAGTGTTTGCATTCTACACGGATAAGAAGAAATCACGTGGCACGGCGAACATGGTCAAACAGGCCAAAGCAGCCGGGATACCAGTCTGGGAAAACCAATGACGAGACCTCCCGGACGGGACGCCTGATCTGTTGGCTGCTTGATTGGGAGCAGACCGCAAAATGACCGATTGAAACTGAGATGACCTTTCGGGTTCTGGATTGCATAGGCGAAAGGGCCTGTGATAACGAACAGCCGATCGAATTAATATCTTCTACTCTGTCCTTGGTCGTAAGATGAAATAGGGATTCTAAAAGTACATCCGAATCTTCCGTGATTATCCAGCTATGTCTTTCGAATCCATTTGCTAATTCCGTATTTTAGGACTATGAATAAAGCACAGAGATTGCAAGCCGGGGAGACCATCATCAGCAAGGAACCTGGCAATAGTATGATCCCAATTATTAAGAGCCGCCAGCCCGTCAAGCTTACGCCATGTAAGTGGGAGGATTGCAATAAAGGTGATATAGTTTATTGCAAAGTGAAGGGGCGGTATTATACACATCTCGTGAAAGGTAAAAGTAATGGACGAGGGCTGCTGATCGGGAACAATCACGGCAAGATAAATGGGTGGACGAAAGCAGTCTTCGGAAAAGTGACAGAAATTTTGAAGGAATAGTCATGAGCCATACATTCGTCGTAGACAGCCACACACCATCCGGGGTGATCACCAGAGGATAGTGGACTCGTTGGTGTAGCGATGGACGAAGACTTCAGAGTCCAGGCCAAGTCCGGTTGGGCCATCCAGAATTTGGGAAAGAAACCCAAATAGAAATTGGCGGGTAGAACCGGGAGGGTCCCGGCGCTGTTTGCTAAACAGATGGTCCCGTAAGGGATAGGGCTCGACTCCCTCACCCGCCGCCAAATGAACCTTGAAGGCCACTTAATAAGTGAAATATACCACGAATTCAAGTCCAAAGGACTTGAACTGGAAATATGCAATGACACGTTATTCACTCCAGACAACCGATTTGCCATGGGGATAAACGGCGACAAAATGGTATTCTGGAGTGTTGGGTATGATTATGCTATAAATACACCAACCCTTGCATATAAAATAGAGTCCGTACCTTTGGCATGCCCGCATGTGATAGAAACGATGGAAACTCTTATAAGGAATTCCCAAGGTGAAAAGAAGAGTAAGAAGGTCTAGAACTGAGGCGATCAAACGGAAAAGAATAAAAAGAGCATACAGATGTTGTACCGGATACAAATCGTTCAAGGCTTACAAAGATGACAACAGATGGCTGAAGTTACTGAGAGACACACCAACATTATGCTCTTGCGTTTGTTGTGGAAATCCTCGCAAATGGTTTGGGAAGATTACCAAACAAGAAATAAAAGCCAAAATGGACCATGAAGAGCAAATCGGCAAATGAGGCGGCTATGATATCGATAGAAGAAATCCAGCAGACATTGAAAAGCAGGAACATAAAATCACATACCACACCAGATTTAAATGGCGAAGAAGATTTGACCGGTATAATCGAAGTGTGGTATCGGAAGAGAAAACTAACATTCTATTGCTATAATTACGAAACAGTCATTATCAGGGTGTGGGGGCCCAATATTGAAACAGAAATGGCCGAGTATACGATCCAAGTCATCACAGATGTAACATCCCATGTTGACTGGCTTATTGGCGGGTAGAACCGGGAGGGTCCCGGCGCTGTTTCGAAAGCAGATGGTCCCGTAAGGGATAGGGCTCGACTCCCTCACCCGCCGCCAATGAAAAAGAAACCGTACATGAATTATTCATCGCCATTAAAATCTAAACAATACGCGTTGGCTGATCCGGATTGCTTCGACAAAATTACAGTAGACATTTTGTTGAAACCATCTACCAGGTCAGCAATCTATGATAGAAACAAATTTCTCAGATTCTTTGCTGAAAGAAATATTAAGAATCCTGGCGGAAAATTGCATCAAAGGTTACATATTCGACAACAGCGTTGTTCACCACGACAAAAATCTAGCAATTAAAATAATGGATTCCACAATCTTTGTCTGCACTATATTTTGTCACGCAACAAGTACAATTTTCCTGGAACGTGTAGTATTTAAAATTTCATTGGCAGACCCAAACTGCTTTAATAGTCTCGCTGGGTTTGTCGGCAAATATGGCGAGTAAACTGGGACGGGTTCCCAGCGCCGCTTGGAAAGCGGTTGGTTCCCACCGGAATGGGGTTCGAGTCCTCTGCTCGCCGCCAATGGATGAAGAACCAGACATTATAAAAGAGTTGTTAATCCAGATAAGGGACATACTGCGTAGCGAGTGCTTACAATTTAATGGCCCATACTGGAGTGAGGGGCGTAGGCGGGTTGGAAACAAAGGTTGGTACATTTCGGCGTATAATAGAAACCCAGACTATGTCCACGAGGCAACATGGATAGTTGTAGACGAAGATTTTGGGCAAACAATATTGTGCACAAGACATAATGGCAGAACTTCATATATTGATTTCTCATTATATGAGGAAAACTGTTTTGAAAGATTGGTTGAGGCAGCAAGGAAAACTGTTTTGAAAGATTGGTTGAGGCAGCAAAATCAGAAGTAAAACAGAGGTTCAAAATATATTAGCACCCGTTCCTAGCGGGCTGGGCGCACGCCTGCAAAGCGTGACGTTGAGGGTTCGACTCCCTCCGGGTGCTCCATTTGCCACCGTCGTCTAATGGTAGGGCATCGGTTTCGTAAGCCGGAAATATCGGTTCAATTCCGATCGGTGGCTTTAATGAAATGTAAAATCTGCCAGCGAGAGGTACCAGATGGATTTGTAGAAAAGCACCATCTCGTACCAAAATCACGTGACAAAAACAAAAACAGAGGGCTGAAGACTATCAAGGTTTGTGTTGATTGTGGAGACCAACTTCATTTACTCTTCACAAACAAAGAATTAAGAAAGCAGTACAATACTGTAGAAGCTATACTGGCAAACGAACAAGTCAGAAAATGGACTGATTGGGTAAAAAGCAAAAAGAGATTCGGGATGTGCATGGCCAAGAAGAAAAGAAAATAGCCACCTTAGTTCAATGGTAGAACGCGACTGTGGTATAGTCGAAACATCGGTTCGATCCCGATAGGTGGCTCTAATGCATTATAGGGCGACAATTTCACACCCAGGATTCGCTGAGGAACAGCATATCTACAATTCACTGGCCGATGAGTTGGCGTCAAGAGGTGTCAACAATACTGAGGTAAAGTGGGCCATCCCTGGTGGATTTGAATTACGAGTATGGATGGAGTCATTTTATCATGAATTTAGAATAGTAAACGGATTAATTAAATTCTGTGAATATGCAACGATCATGTTGCACGATCCAGATAGTCTTGACACATTAGCAGATGCAATCAAACACTGTTTATCGGCAACTCCATCGGTGTGCCAGGCATGTCCGTTGAAAGGCGAAGCATGAATGCTGCAGTGTTGGGCATGGGCAACGTGGGTACAGAAGCCACAAAGATTCTCGGCAGCATGGGTGTCAAAGTACAAGCCTTTGATGCCGACCCATCAAAACAAGCTATTACGCTTGATCTCTCAAAGAGTGAAAATATTTCCGCAGTATTACAAAAACAATGGGACATCATAGTCAACACATTACCAAGTGCCATAGGGTGGCAAGTATTAGATAAAATCATCGAATGTGGCCAAAATTGCGTCGATGTCACATTCATGCCAGAAGACCCAATGGAAGAGCTAAGCGAAAAAGCCGAGCATAGCGGATCAATCATTGTGATTGATATGGGTTTAGCACCTGGCATAACAAATATGTTGGTAGGATTGGTAAAAGAGCCAAAGAACGTGAAGATACTCGTTGGCGGCAACCCGATCCACCCAGAACCGCCACTATATTATAACGCACAATTCGCACCAAACGACGTCATCGAAGAATATACAAGACCAGCCAGGATCATACAACCACGGGGAGTGCGTATCACAGTAAACCCACTAACAGACAGAGAATTTGTATTCTTCGAGGGAGTTGGCTTACAAGAAGCTTTCCTAACTGATGGTCTTAGGACGTTATTGGGCATAAATTGCCTAGATAGTGCGGTCGAGAAAACTCTTAGATGGCCAGGGCACATAGACAGGATCAAATTGCTGCAAGAAATGAACATGCTCGACGCTAACATACTAAACTGTGGATATCAAGACGACGTAGTTACAATGAGAGTAGAAGTTGATAATAAATGCTGGGCAATGACGGCCTTCGGCGAAAATGGGAAATCGGCGATGGCCAGGACCACAGCCAGCCCAGCAGCATACGCAGCAGCAAGATTGGTTTGCAGCAACTTAAAACCAGGAGTGTACGCACCAGAAGATTTGCCACAAGAAATGATAAATGGTATTCTTGGTGACTTGAGAAAAGAAGGAATTAAAATAAATGACGACTGAATACAAATTCAACCCAAAGGCGCAAGAAAAAATTAAAGATATCGATTTCACTAAATTCACAATGCCTACCATTAGAAAAGTGTATCCAAGCACCATTGCGTCAGGCCTAATTAGCGTACAACCAATGGGCAAATTGGCATTATATAAAGGCGGCACATATTGGGTTAAATGTGCCGCCTTTGATACGTGGGAAACTTGTGTCAAAAAAGATCTTTACAGCCCAGATTACATCCCGCACTTTGGCATAACCAACGGCAATGGATATGCCATTTATGATGCCAACCACAAACCAATAATTTGTACAGATCGAAAGATTTTTAAGAAATACACAGTAAGCCCAGAAAATGCCTATATTACTGACAAACCAGTATCGTTAGCCAACCCGTATGAGCCAGTGTGCAGCCAAACCTTCTTCTTGAATTACAAGGCTACTAAGTCGATTAATCCAAAGGACGGCATGATTGGTACGAAACCGCCCGAGTGATGGAATTGGTATACATTGCCCGATTTTATTCAGGTTACCAATTGCCCGAGTGGAGGAATAGGTAGACTCACCACACTTAAAATGTGGTTTCCGCAAGGAAGTGTGGGTTCGAATCCCACCTCGGGCATCAATGCACGATGTAATCATAGTTAACACGTTCGATGGAATATTTACGGACGCAAAGCTTTACATTAATTGGAGCGCCTTTGCTGGCTCCCATGTCGCTGGTTGGCCGGTAACGCCAAGACCCGCTGCGCGTCCGATAGCTACTTTAATAACATCAGACGCTGCAATTATTAATGTTATAAACTCAGCATTCTTGAGTATTCACAGGCTTTCCGAACCGACAGATTACAAATCGCAGATCGTGGGGCCTAATTATATAATTTATGGGGCCTGGGGCAACTGTATGACCAACCGTGGCAGCTACCACAAGCAATTTAACATAATTTACGACCAGATAGTCGGAACGGCATCTGCTTCATGCAGCCCAGTTACACATAATTTTAGCGATTTTACGTTAATATCAAAGTTCGTGATGGACAGGTTCAGACCAGACGGTATATATAACTACAGTTGTGTCAGCAATGACCACAAAGGAATGGCCATAATGCTTAGCAGGAACCACAAAAACGTCACTTTCTGGGGCAACAACAACGTAGAGTTCGGTAATAAAGAAACTTACAAGCTAAGAACCACCAGCATAGCAAACCCAAAATGTGCAGAAGAAGCAGAAGGATGGCTACATGGCTGATGAAAACAGCGATCATCTCCATATTCACCGTACCAACACCATACCAAACTGGATATACGATCCAAATGAAGTAGTGGACAAACTATATGAATTCAAGATAGGCGACGATCTACCACCAGAAAATGGGCATGGATTTAAATTCGGAGTCGAATGCTGGGGTATAAAACGTAAACATTCAAATGAATTGGTGATATTCACCAATACGCACCAACCAGGAACATACGTCTTAACATCCAACACTTTGCTTTATCACGCACAAGATTTGATGATATGGCACATAGGTTAATAAAGAAGAATATATTAAGGGGATTTAGAGCGTAGAGAAGGCGACCACCAACGGGAGCGCAGGGCATTGGGGACGCGGCGTAAGGTGGGCCGCCAGCCGGTGACAGCCCGAGGGTTCGAATCCCTCCAACGCCATCAATTTTAGATGAGATAGGGGGAGACATGGACAGAATATTCTCTGGAGAGGCAAGCCGGGAGTTGTGGGAAAAGATCAACGCCATAACTGACCCCGAAGCACATGATGCCGTTTACGCTCTGGGGTGCAAGCTTCAGGAGTTTGAATCATTTGTGCGGAAAGAACTGGGACAGGTGTTTATCAGAGTGGTCCGAGAGGAACAACCACCGACGCAGGCAAACACTCAATACGAAATCAAGCCCAAGTGTAACTGTATGAACCACCGACCAGGGGCTCTTACGGCTGGGTGGGTCTGCCCGGTACACGGCCAACAGTTTTAATGAGGAGATGGACATGCAAAAGCACATACACGAGTGGAGATTCATGGGCCATGCCGGGACCAATGGAAGCATAGGGATTTATTGGTGCTGCGTGTGCGGGACCATCAAAGAGGAGTTCTACGAGTCCGACGACGAACCCAACGAGGTCCGACCAAGAATGCTCAAGGCAGAATAACCGGAGATTAACAAGAAAGCGGCAGAACCATTCCACAGATAGCTCCAGTAGTCTACCGGTTAGGACGGCGGTCTTTCACACCGCAAGAGGTGGGTTCGACTCCCCCCTGGAGCGCCAATGACAGCTGCTGAAGAATGCCAAGTTATATTGGACACCATTGCAGATTATATGTATTGTAATGGTTGGAGAAAAATCGTGTTGTCAGATGGAATTCGCAGGCAAGAGCGATCGTTCTGGCGACAGGCGCAGAGTGGTAGTAGCCATGCTATCATTAATATATCAATTATCATCCCAGACAAAGGCCCGATCACCAAAGTGTGTGTATACGCCTACAATTTTAGTCATTATTACGATATACATGACCCAAGCTTGTTTGAAAGAGTGATGAATAGAGCGCTTGCTTTGTGGCATTATGGTGGCAGTGATTGCGCTAGATTTAATCATGATAAATTCTGCACTTTGCATTGCGAAGAGACACATGAAAATAATTGTCGTTGGTGCATAAACTACGATGGCCCAGCCTGGCTCTGCTGGAAAGACACAAGCATGAAAATGCCTCATGAAACATGCAGAGAATTTATTTGCCGGATTGCTGTAGATTATAACAAAAGGAGAGCAGAATGTCGGTGGCAAGAGCACACATGCGATGAGCCAGAGTGTGAATTCTGTGACATTGGCCTAATATCAGATGAAGAAGAGGAATAACATGAAGAAAATAGTTCCTGCAGATAAAAACAAAATTGATGCGCTACGTGAATATGTAATGGTTGTTCTCGAAGCTGTAGGCCATCCAGAAGCCTACGTCACAGATGAATCCTCAATTTGGGATTTTCATCCAATAAAGAAAGGTCAAGAGGCTTGGCTGAAGAAAGTCAGTAGCAGGCTTGGGTTTAAAGTAGCCACCAGAGACTACATTTGGGAGGTAGCCGAGCAGGTTCGAGCTAAACAATGGTCAGAGTGGTAAACGAATTCAAGATCAATAGTAACGGCTGGGTGTGGGACGTGTTCGGCTCAGGGGAGTTGCTTGTGACCATGAGCAGGGATGTGTCTTGGCTCATGCGCCTTCGGGCGCGGATCTTCCTGGGGTCCAAGTGGACTCGATGCACAGAATCTTAGATTTGAAAGGTTGAACCATGGACCTAAAGGAGCGAAGGGCGGAATTTGTATACAACGCGGCAAGGCTGGCGGCAGAAGCAGCCGAGGCCCCTATTGTTCCCGCGCTGTGGGCAGACAGGGAAGATGCATTCAAGACCCAATTCATCGAGGTAATCGACAGGCAGTGTGGCGACCTCCGATCATCGTCTCCCGAGGAGCTGCATGGGGGGTGGATGCAAGCCTACATCGAAATGGGGTGGGTGTACGGGGAGGTCTATGACCGCGAGAAGAAGGTTCACCCCGACCTCGTTCCCTATGATCAACTCGAAAGCCGGGAGCGAGACAAGGATGAGGTCTTTATTGCCCTATGCGAGATCGCAAGGCAGTGGATTCATAGTTGACGAGAGGAGTGAAGATGAAAGACGATTACAACCTGATCGAAATGGAAGAGATCGCCAAGATCGCAAACATGCTCCGGGCGAACGAGGTGACCAAATTTCCGCCGATTTCCCCGGGGGATGTGCGATGCGTGATCGAGGCTATTCGTAGAATAGGCAAATGAGCGATTTTGAAAGGCAACGATGATGGGAGAATCCATTGACAATCTCTACAAAGAATGGCTTCAAAACAACTTGAAGGAAACGGGCTCGACCTTGCAGGAATTCATCCTTGAAGCTGGAATCGATGGACTTCTCTATTCGTTTGCCTCGTGGCTTCTCGACGAAGGATACGTCAAGCCAGATGGCAGCGGATCTTTCGTGAAAAGGCGTTAATCAAACGAGGACAAGAGTGATGCGACCAGGGAAGAAGAAGACAACGCACACGGCCAACTGCATCCGGTGCAGGCGGGAGTTTGTAATGAGGGTGAGTGGACACCCAGGGATATACCGGAGGCTGTGCAAGGAGTGCCAGAAGCAAGGCAAATGATTGGTTGAGGACGAAAGTCAGATGAAATACAACGGATTTACCTACATTGGAATACTGGGATGGGTTTGGCCAAGGTGGTTTTGCCGACGCGGATTGCACCTTTGGGACGAATGTTACAGCCCCATGGGTGACGACAAGGCGAAACACCATTCTCTTTTCTGTGATGCTTGCGGGAAGACCGTATATTTTCATGCCGTTGAGGATGATGGGGTGGTGAGCCCAGACATACCATGGACGACTCGTTTGTGGTGGGATGTCAAACATCTCTATTATCTCTTGCGGGACATGGACGAACCAGGCTGTTGATTGGTTGAGGACTTGTGATGGTTTACCGAGGGTACACGGTTTATCCTACATACTGGAAGCCCCCAAAGGCCAAGAAGTCTGTCGAGTGCCCCAAGTGCGGCAGGCGCGTGGGGGTCCACAAAAACGGGAATCTCTATCGACACAAACGATACTGGACCCACCCCGAGGGCGATCTCCGGTGGGAACTGTGTAAATGATTGGGAGAGTGAAGATGGACGATTGGGAAGTAGCAGAATACACAGACGACCAGATCGAGGTGATACGCGGGAAAGAGGTCCATATCGGGTTTTTCAACAACGATCCCGAGGGGCGCAAGAACGCCCATCTCGCATCAGCCGCGCCAGACATGCGGGATGCCCTTTTGGTCGTTAGGAATCGGTTTGCCGATGACGAACATCTGAGGCGATTCCCAGTGGTGTGGGAGATCGTGGAGAGGGCATTAGCGAAGGCCCAACATACGAGTTGAGGATTGGGAGAGTGAGATGGTTCGAGTGACCGAGCGTGACATGATACGGCGGGTGGCCGAGAGGTGGAAGGACCAATACTTCCATAGGCGCGGGGGAAAATGGGGCGGGCTTATGCACAATGACCCTGAGGTGATATATAACCGCCTTGCGGCCCTGGATGTCGAGAATGCCACCCCACAAGACATAGACGATGCCGGGGCGAATATCTCATGGATCTCTGGGTGGTGCAGCTTCTGTAATCTCCCAACACGGGATTACGTGGACAACGAGAAGAGATGGGACGCGTGGGCTACGATTTGCCGTCGATGTGCGGAAAAGGTGGCAACCTTATTTTCGAGTTGAGGAGTAAGGAGGAAACATGGGAGGCCCAGAGATAGCCAAGATGAAGCTGGCGCTTGACCTAAATGGCAAAGATTCCGAAACCGTCCGGTCGATTGCAGACTTCGCCCTTGATGCCCTCCTTGCCGTGAATGCTGTCAGTGGTGGGGGGCCAGAGAATTATCATGTGGTGCAGCATCAATACAATGAACTTCGTGGTGGATGGGAGTGGGTGTCTCTTGCCGAAGGCACAAACGAGTTTTGCCGGGGCTACATTGCGGCTGGTAGTGAGGTGCCGCGCTGTATCGCAATAGGGGGCGAGATGCTCGTATACCCAGAAGACCGATTCGGAGAGAGAATCGAGTCAAGATGACAAATGAAAGGGGAAGTTAAAATGGGAACCAAGTTGAATAAAGACGCCTATATGAAATTAGTCTATGAGGACATTGATTGGCTCAAAAAGAACAGCCCACATACGCTGGAGCGCGATCACATCATTATGGTGCTACAGGATTCTATCAAGCGCCATTACCCAAACCAGTGAGGCAAAACAACATGTGTAAGACATAATGGAACATCCGACCACTCTAACGCAAGGCGTTAGCACGGTCAGAATCTTAGGAAAGCAATATGGACTTCCCAGGACTATACCCCGGCTACCCCGCCACCTGGCCGTGTCCTCGATGCGGGGATGTGATCCAGCCGGGGGGATGGTGTCCCAGGTGTGTAAAGTACGGGCGGGTAGATAGACGTTCTTCTGACCTGATAGAGGTGTTGCATGGTGATCGTGGCAATTACGGTTTTTGCGGTTTTCGTGGGCGCTATGGTAACAGCCCGCTCACTTGAGAAGAGGGACTGGAACGGCGGCGCGTGTCGGTGTGGGGCCGCGTGGCTCTCATTCGATGTAGATTCTCAGGGGGGGCGGGGGTATCGCTGCCGTGGTTGCAGGCGGGTGATTTGGATTACATATCCGTTTGTGGACAAATGACGAGGGGAGTGAAGATGAATAGCAAGGCGGCAATCGTAATCCAAGTCATTCTCTTCGTGGTGATGGCCTTCTACGGGGTGGCCTTCATGGTCTTTCAGTGGCGCAACCCCAAGGCCAACACCATGACCTTCTACCGGGAGCCTGGGGCCGTCATCCGGTTCGCCAAGTTGGACAAATACCAGTAAGAGCGAAGAGGTAGGACGATGGAAGTTGTAGAGCGAGGGACGGCCCCCAAGGAAAGAACATTCCGGGGCACATGCCACGCCTGTAAATCGACCATGGAGGCGAAGGCCGCAGAGTTGAAGGTCGAGCATGGGTGCCAGCGCGATCCCGGCGACTTTGCCCACGCCGCTTGCCCCGTGTGTGGGGCCGATTTCGTGTTGTATCCCAAACCCGTAGTCAAGATGCCTTAAGAGGACAAGAGTTTGATGGGAAAATGCGCCAGGTGTAAGCGGGGGAAGAAGTGCAAAAAGCACAAGAGTTTTCACAGGAGTATCAAATGATGCCATACGGCTGCAAGCGGGCGATTGAAATAGGAGAGGCGCTGAATGCGCTGCGGAGTTGTCGCCCAGACCTGTCGGAGGCCAAGATTCTCAAGGAGGTGGAAAAGCTCTCGGCATCGGCCATGGGGACCGAGGCGGGGGTTATCCACGGATGGGCCAAAATAGCACAGATGGGCGGCATTCTCCCATTCGAGTGGGCCCCCAGAAGACGCTTTACCTACTGGCTCCGCAATCATTTTAAGCTGCCGATTTACTGGCGACTCCCGTTCACGCAGACATGGTTTTGCGCCTGGAGTGCGCCAACGGAGCCAGCCACATGGAGGGCTTGGGTGAGGGCGCTACGGATCACAATCCGGTGGGGCGAGAACCACTCAGAAATCGTGGCGGTATTGAAGCGAGGAGATATGAAGCCGAGAGCGAAAATTGAGATAGCAAAAATGCCGTGCTTGGCCTGCGGTGGCGGGGGAGCAGAGATCATCCGAACGGCGGATGGCGAAGACATTGGGACGCAGCCCTGCACCTATTGCCAAGGAAGTGGCGAGATCAAGTGCCGCACAATCAAATGATTGGGAGAGTGAAGATGCCAATTCCAGGAGAGGCCCATTGGCTGTGCAAGATTGCTCTCCGCGATGTTGCATGGGCGATCATTACCATATCTGTCGGGACAGCTATTATGGGCGCGGCAATGCTTTTGAGTTGAGGATTGGTTTTGGAGGGAACGAAGGTGGCCTATCTACACTGCCACGCCTGTGATTGGGCGCAGGATGATTTTTGGTCACGGCGATACAATCCCCTTACGAAGATGTGGGATGACATCAAGTGGCTATGGCGTCCCCGGCTCATTCGGTTCGACGCTTACATCTTTCCCGATCTGATTCGGTTTACATGGGTGCCCGTGCTTCGGTGGAAGACCAAAAAGGGCATGGCGTGTTTCTCATGGAACTGGTTGCTGCTCGAATTCGTGAAGGAGTTGAGGGTGGCGTGGCAACAACGGTGGTGGACAGCGAAGGGTTGGGAGAAGAACAAGCACAAGGCCATGTGTCCTTCATGCGGGAACCAGAATTTCGATATCGATTAAACAAACGAGTTGAGGTGATGGATGGACATCTTGTGCGGGATTTTGGGCGGAGTGGTCCTGCTGTGTGTCGGATACATCGTCCTATCTATCGTCCTGCGATGAGTGAAACACTGATTGCGATATTCAGCTACCTAAAAGATAGGCGCTATGAGGTGGAGTATATCGACAAACAAGAAGTTCAGGAGCATCGCGCAGCTGGTGGTACGGTGGTGTTTCATACTGCTGGCAAGGTGACTAAGCATGTCGAGGTGCATTTCTATGGTTTAGTGGCTTTGATTGAAAGCGTGGACCATATACTGGTTGTCAAGAATATGCACCTCCTAGGTGATGCTGAAAAGATCGATGTTCACGATCCAGACAGCTTCCAACATATAGCCAAAAGGATTGACAAAATCATTGACGAGCGAGCCCATGACATGGCTCGATGGGACTATATGGCACAATGCGATGGATAAAACAGATTTAGCAGAAGAATTACATGCGATCAGAAATGTGCTGACTGATTCTATCTTAAATGACCTCTCGGGTCCGTAGTGAAATGGCATCACACTGCTCTTTTAAAGCAGAAATTGTGCGTTCGACTCGCACCGGGCCCATAACAGGGCGGTTAGTGTAATTGGATAACACACTTGGTTCTTACCCAAGGAGATCTGCGTTCGAGTCGCAGGCCGCCCAATAATTCAAAGAGTAGGCCAGAAACTTTGAGAGTGGCAAATGAGACTGACATTCGTAACAAATCATGCAGTTGAATCTGCTAACGATCTAGGGCTCAGTGATATGCCTGACGATATATTGACTAGCCTGATAGAAGACCAGGTTAGAAATAATTTCAATTTAGCAATAAAAGTAAAACAAGGCAAAACCAATAGATGGATAATCCCAGCAGTAATGCCAAAATCTATTTGGTGTGAATCTATATGTTGCTGGGTTGTCTTATCCGAACCAACCGACAACAAAACCATAGCGAAATTCAGGTACGTTGCCAGAACCCTATTGCATGAAAATTCTCCAATAGTCAGGAAGTTGTGGCAGCATGAAGGAACAGATAACCCAGTCCGTGGCTATATTGAATATTGCAAAAATATGGAGAAGATAAATGAGTAGCACAAAATACACTATGATTGACGGAGCTATTATTGCAAATTGCTCAATACACAACAGCACAATAGCCAATACAAAAATTGATAATTGTACAATATCTGGTGCAATCCTGACATCATGCACGTTCGTTGGCCCCCCGATGATTAGCCAAGATACTGTAAAATGGGCTGAAAAGGCTAAAAAGTTACTACACAACCCCAAGTTTGACGTAAATAAAATATTAGTTGAAGCAGTTGGTTACTACCTAATGCATAATCCGAATACCGGAATGATGGAATGGTAGACATGCTTGATTCAAAATCAAGTGGGCACTAGCCCGTGTGGGTTCGACTCCCGCTTCCGGTACCAGACTCTTGAGGATTTTCTGATGACCACCAACTTTGATTCCAACTCGGCTACCACGTGGACTATCAGCAGTGACGACACTGCATGGTCTGGAACAATAACAACGGAGAATTATTCCAGCAGCGGAAATATCATCAATGGAAGTAGTGGCACTGTACCCCTGGTCAACGGAGATGCCACGTGGGCTTCATGGCCATACACAATAGAACCTACAGAAGAAGATTATAAAACGGCAATCAAACTATTACACGATCCAGAATTTGATCTGGGTAAAGTCATGCTTGAGATGGTTGCTCGTTTTCTGGCTAGGAATAAATTCAAACCAGAGGTATTTAAAGATCCAGCGATACAAAAAGCTCTAAACCCAGGAAACGAAAAATAGGTATTCAATGAAAGTAAAAAAGATTAGATTCGATTTGATTAAAGGTGTGAGAGGGCTCACAGGTGATTCGGGACCTGTTGGGCCAACTGGTTTGACAGGACCTACTGGTCCAGTAGGAGTAACAGGAATAACAGGGCCAGTCGGCCCAACAGGAATCGCTGAGGAATTCGACTTCGATAAAATAGCACATGATATTCTGGCTAACCCAGATTTCGACCCATCAAATTACTTATTTGAGGCATTCAAACAATTAGTTCAGGATCGATTGTACAAACGAGGGATTTACTATCCCCGTTCAGACAAAGAAATAGATGACCCAGATGAACTCGACGAAGAGATCCTTAGGAAATGCAACCAAAGATGAAGAGCCTTCTAGGATCGCCTCCGTGCGACAGGCGAGCAGAAGCCGTGAATTACAGAAAGCAGACATAGCGGAGTGCCGCAGAACGAATTAGATGAACTTGTCGAAAAATACTGGAAAGAATAATGCCGGTGTGCTGGAACTTGGTAGACAGGCTACGCTACGTAGGTGCTCCCCGAGGGCGTGGGAATTCGAATCTCCCCACCGGCACCAATCTCCTCGGCCCCGCCTCCGTGCGACAGGCCTTCCATTCAAACCCTCATTGCGAGGGCCGAGGGGAGCTTGCCCGAATGGTGGAATGGCAGACACGCAAGATTTAGGATCTTGTGCCCCTTTGGGCGTGCGGGTTCGAATCCCGCTTCGGGCACCAATGGACGTATTGCAAAGAGCACCACGAGGTATTTAACCAATGGAATTATCAGACGAAGACAAAAGAAAACTAGAAGAGTATATGCAAGGCCAAGGCATTCATAATCTTGATCAAGCTTGGGCTCAAGCTAAAGAATACTTGTTGGTGTTCCAAACGACATTGTCGGCATTGCAAGAAATGTACCCAGATGGGTCAGAAAAAGATTCAATCTTATGGATAACTACCAAAAAGGCCCTTGGCATAGTGATACTTGAATGCTGGAACAAATATCTGAACGATGAACATTGAATTGCTAATTGGCCATCTGCTTGGCGATTATATCTTTCAGAATGACTGGATGGCCAACCGCAAACACAAGCCTGGGTATCTTGGTCTCAAAGCATGCTTGATTCACTGTACAATATATGCATGCATGGTTACTGTGGTGATGATTGCCAGCAACTGGCAATCAAAACTAGAACCAGCGGCATCATCTATAGTCGCATTTTTGATAGCGTTTGTAACACATTTCCCAATAGATCGATGGTCACTTGGGCACAAATGGATGCAGGTATACGGGCATTCACTTGAAGGACCATTCGTGCCATGCATTTATATCGGTGTAGACAACGGGATGCACCTCTTGTTGATGTGGATCCTATTCAGCATTCTGTGAGACAACAATGAAAATAAACAACAGTATCAAGACAGATTGTGGTGAGGGATTTGTGCTAGTAGAGAAATTGGATTCAGATAATATTGTTCATATCAGCCATTTCTCTTACGATGAAGCGATAAAAGTGATGGCTTCATGGTGGGAAATGATCCACGCAGACGGTATAAACGTAGCGGCCCAAATTCAGATGCGACGTTCACAAATTAAAGGAGAAGAACATGGACGGTGAACAGACTGTTGTTGCTGTCAAGAAGGTTGTTGAATGTTTTGGCAACGGATTCGAATTTGATGATATTATCAATGCTGTTAAGACCGCCGCAGAAATCGCCGAAACGATAACTGAACTAGATGGCCCACAGAAAAAGCAGTTCGTGGTTGATGTCATAAGACAAGCCTACAAAGAAGTAAATCCTAATATACCTTGGGTCCCAGAACCAATTGAAACATGGGTTGAAGATTACGTCCTCAAAAATTTGGTACCGTCCGTAATCGAACTAATCATTGACGTAACCAAGAAGAAAGTACAAATAAATCAATAGCCCGGATGCGCCCAGGTGCTGGAATTTGGTAGACAGGCTAGCCCGAGGAGCTAGTGCGGCTGAACCGCGTGCGGGTTCGAATCCCGCTCTGGGCATCAGCGGGGAGGTGCATATTGGTTAGGCACACCGGTCTCATAAGCCGGTTCCTGAAAGGGAGTGCGCGTTCGATTCGCGTCCCCGCTATTAACAGGCGCGTAACCTAATGGTAGGGTGGCAGTTTTACACGCTGTTTGTAGGGGTTCGATTCCCCTCGCGCCTATTAACCCTTTGAGGACCAGATCATGTCAAATTGGAAAGAAGGCTTCACTTAATGTGTTTCATTAAGGAGGCCAAAATGGGTAAATGGTTGAGACACCCAAAAACCACCCAAGAGAAAAGAAAATACATCAAATGGTGCGGTAGAGCTAGGAGAAGCCCAAGGCGTTTACCAGATGCATGGGATGACATCTGCCGATCAGATCTCATCAACAACAAAAACTGGAAGAAGTACAGGAAAACACAGTACAGAATTCGCCACTTGTAGTGGCACGAGTAAGGGCGGGTCGGGGGGGATTCGTCCTTACTCAACCGGGGGCGTACCTCAGTGGCAGAGGAGCAGCCTTATAAGTTGCCTGTCGTGGGTTCGATTCCCACCGCCCTCATGAGTAATGGAAGCAATAGACATACTTTTCAAGCATCTTAAAAATGCTGGTTTAGGCGTCGTGATGCGAGACAATACCATCGTATACAACAAGCCATATATGGGGGTCAGTGATGATAATGGAAAATATTCTATTGTTGCTCCGCGCCGGTTAAGATTTGACGGCACTAAAGTTACAATATCAGGAAATATGCATGAGTCGATAACTTTAGAATTGTGCGCACCAGCATCAATCCAAGAATTAATGAATCTGCTAGATTCACCCATATTAGTGAATCCGATCATGTTCGACAATCATTGGCATGGCTTATTGGTGGCAAGCCATTCGATGGAATGTAGCATCGGCCACACTCATATTGTCAAAAGCCCCCGTAGCTTAACGAATAAAGCACCAGCTTCCGAAGCTGAAAACGAAGGTTTGACTCCTTCCGGGGGTATTAGTGAGATTACAGAGGATCAATGAACAGCGACGAATGTCTCATCTGCGGTAAAAACTGCATAGCCGAGTCACACGAACACTGTGACGGACGTAAATCCATAGAAATAGGAAGTGCAGTTCATTTTAGAGCAACTGGTAATTGGGCCTCATCGGTTTGGGACCCACTAAATGAAAGTTTATCATTACACATATTCATATGTGATGATTGTCTTAAAGAGAGAAAAGCTCGCGCAACAGTAGCAATTGACCGATATGAGGGATGGGTTAGGAGTAGAGAGGTCAGATTTGACGAATGGGAGAAAGGTGTTGGAAGGCCCACAAGAATATTTAGTTTCAAATGCTCGTGTGGTGGAGATATGGAAACCGTACCAGCCGGATTGGATGATGTGATAAGATGTAACAAATGTTTTAGAATAGGCCCAAGAGTAAAGAAAGTTCAAGGATTACACCCAAACGGTATGAGTAAAGACAAAGCCGGTGACGAGCCCCCGTCGCCAAATGGATTGGCCACCGATTCCTAATCGGTCGTACGCAGGTTCGAATCCTGCCGGGGGTACTAAACCTGTTAAGGAATACGACATTGGATAGTAGACTTAGACCAACAAATTATTCTCTTGGAGAAAAGGCAACGTTTAATAACACCATCGTTGGTGATTGGATAGCTTCGAAATCAAGCAACAGACCGTTAGAAATAATAGACAAGGGGTCAGATAATGTAAGATTATGGGACTGGGAACCGAACAAAATGGTAGAAGACAAAAGAATGACTTGTGAGGAGTTTGACGATAGTGATTTTTATCACCTAATCGTCGGGGGGAAGTAATGTCTGCTCTGAATCAAAAGACTCTAATCCTGAACAAAATGTGGATGCCAATTGGCATCTCTACCGTTAGAGAAGCCATTGTGCTACTATATAGGGATGTTGCAAAAGCTGTGTGCCCAGAGTCCTTCCAGACATACGACTTTGACGACTGGCTAGCAGTACCATCAAACGGCAATGGGTATGTGCAAACCATAAAGAGAAAGATTGCAGCCCCGTACGTGATGGTACTCAACACTTATGATAGAGTCCCGACGATCAGCACATTTTCCAAGAGGAACGTGTTGAAGAGGGACCGATACACATGCCAGTACTGCGGGAAGCAGAGCCGTGATCTCACAATCGACCATGTGCTCCCCAAATCAAAGGGCGGCGAAACTGTATGGGAAAACGTAGTCAGCGCATGCGAGGAATGCAACAAGTCAAAAGCTGACAAGGACCTCAAAAAGTCCGGAATGACACTTAGGAATGTTCCGTATCGCCCAGATCTAAACATGGCCAAAATAATTCGGAAGAGAATCAGGAACCACTCGGTCTGGCAAAAATTTATCTGATTATACTTACTGACCCGAGACGGGTATCGTTTGTTGAATTCACGACCACCGAATACGACTTCTGGCAGCTCCATCCAGAGGCGTTAACTGTAGGACATTTGCGGGTGCGGTCCCGAATCGACGGGATAGTGCTGAGGGGGAACGATGAGGTCCCCCCGCACCCCATAATTTAACTTTTAGATGAAGGAGAAGAGATGAAGACCTACAAATTCTATGGGGCCTCCGACTATCTCTTGGAAATGGAGGGGGCAGAGAGCGAGGAAATCGTGTGTTACGAGGAAGGCGCAGCCTATCACCTCAAGTCCAAAGAGGGCGAGTTGATTGTCTACGGGGTCTACGCTCCAGAGCCTACCAAGGGGGCAGCGTGGGTGATTGGGGTCAGCATGGTGGATGAGGGGCAGTGCCTACCAGAGTGGCCCATGCGCTTCGATACCCACGACCGAGGGTATAGCCCAATGTTGGTGGTGGAAGCACCCGACGACACAAAGGCCAAGATCGTCAAGTAAACAGAATTAATGGAGAATAAGAATGGAAACCGATGCTGACTTCGACAGATGGGCAGAGCACCTTCTGTCAGAGATGAACGTGAAGCGCGACCCACTACGCCGGGAGGTGGCGATCAAGATATTGCGCCAAGTCTTCGGGTTCGGCGTAGATGCTGGGAAGGCGGCACAGGCGGTCCTTGAATTGCATGCCCGTGATCGGTTTCTCGAAGGGCTGAAGAACAAGACTAAGTAGGGGGATAGCCATGTATTTACTACAAATAATAGGGCTTCTCATAGAGACTAGGGCGATGTATGCCGTCGGATGTATAGCGGTCCTGGTCGCCCTTGTCGGCGGGGCCGTTGGTTTGCTTCTTGGATTGGCACTTTAGACGGGAAGTGAGGTGAACCATGGGCAAGTGCAAGAGCTGTGGCAAGACGTTCCACTCCTGCGGGAGCTGTGGCCTTGCTTGGTATGAGTGGCATTACTGCAACGAGAAATGCAGGGACGCCCACCTGCCGACAACGGCAGAAATGCTCCGACTGCAAGGGTTCTGGAATACCCTTAACGCCGAGCAACGTAGTGTTCAGGAGAGAACTGTGAAAGTAGGTGACTACGTAGATGTCAACTGCGAAGACTGTCCAGGCATCGGGCCAGGTAGTGTATGTGCACCTAAGCTTCAGGGGAAGAAGTGTAGGATCTCGCGTGAGCATCACTGGGGACCAGAATTCTACTGGTGGGTAGAGTCGTGGGAGATGCCTGATGGATACAAGAGACCTGGTGAATACTTGTGCCCAGCATCGCAGCTCAGGGTGGAGACGACTTAACTTAACTCTGCGGGCCAGAATAGCCGGAAAGAGTCAGCGTCATACTAAACGCCTTATTTGGGTACTCGTTTTCTAGATGCGTCCCAACAGTGTGCATCTGTATAATAATGAAAGGGAGGAGAGAAAATCTCTCCTCCCTTTCTGAGTTCCCTATTCCCCATATTACCGGAAGTTGGCCTGGCCAGCATCCGTATCCCGGGCATTCTCGTGGAGATCGTCTGCGACATTCGCATCGCTCTTCTCCAGGAACTTGTCCTGGCCAATCACCACGGGGAAGTTAAGCCCGGCGATGTTCTCGGCTGCCGTCTGGAACGGCACCACAGGCCTGAGGTACCTGACAATCGGCAGGCCCCGGCGATCAGATGTGAGGTTGGTCTGCACGATATTGGCATCTCCATCGAAAGTGCTAAGAATCTGAGTCTCACGACCCGGCATGGACATGATCAACGGCCTCATCCGATTGACCATGGCCTTCACATTATTGTGCCGGATCATCTGCCGGTATGAGCGAATCCGGCGGTGAACCCTAATACTCGCATTTGCTGGCTGACTGGCCATCTCTTGTCTCCTCAAGTCAAAAGTATTTGAAAGCTGTCCAAAACGTCTAATTTAGGTTTGCTTGAAAATGCGATTTTGTAAGATATGTGGTGCAAACGACAAGGATGTTCCTTTTTACAACTCCGCCAAGTGCCGCGAATGCGCACTGGCAATCTTATCAGCCTACAATAAGAAAAGATCGGGTGACCCAAAGTTTGTAAAAGAAAGACGTGAAAGATGGAGCAAATGGTACAAGAAAAACAAGAAAAACATAACCAGAAATGCCGATACGGATTCAAAATCAAAGCAGTCGAGCCCAAGAAGGTTTCTTACCGACCAGATGTCTCATATTCGCAGGATCAGTGAGAAAAATTCGCTTAAATATGATTTATCATTAGATTTCCTAGACGATCTTTGGAGCAAACAGAACGGAAGATGTGCTATGAGCGGGATAGAAATGACGCACCAAAGGGGTGACTTGTTTGCGGTGCGGATAGATTTAAAGAGTGGGACGGATTACACGAAATCCAATGTTCAACTCATATGCGACGGCATAAAAAGAATGAAGAAGGGACACACCAACGAAGAAGTGGAAAAGTTCATTTCTGAATTGAAGTCAGTCTTTATGATCTAACTGACGATAAACTTAGCATTTCTATACTTGTCGTCAAACGGATTCTTAACCAACCCGGTTTGTATAATCTGTTTGATTTCTCTGATTCCACCCATAACTGATATCTTAGGCTCGAAGCCATGCTTTGATATAATCTTGTCAAAAGACACTGTGATGTCTCTCATATCACCACCAAACGACAAATCTTTGTATTCCACTTCAAGCGGAATCTTGGATTTGATCAAACTGATGACCTCTTCTTTAGACATATTATGCTGATTGCTCCCGACGTTCCATACATCATCATACGAGTCTAGATCCCATTCAGCAATGGCTTGATGCATGCATAAGATTACATCATACACATGACAGAACGACCGGCGATAGTTTTTCTGGTAGATTATTATCTTTCCATGAGTCAGGGCTTCGAGTACAAACTGGTTTACTATTAAGTCGAATCGTGTCCTCGGTGAAGCGCCGAACAGTGTAGATAGCCTCAAAACAAGAGGTTTACAATCGGTATTGGCATTTAACAGAAGCTCTTCTGACTCTATTTTGTTTTCGGCATATATTGATTGTGGATTTAGAGGCGATTCCTCAGTTACAGGCTTACCATCTGATGATTTACCATAATTGCTGTATGTAGATGCAAAAACGAATCTCTCCACTCCTTCGGCATTCGCAATATCAAACATTTTCTTTGTGGTATCAACATTGTAACGTTTAGACACGGAAGGGCCTACTTGCTGACAGGCCGGGAAGCCAACCAATGCTGCCAAATGTACAACTGCATCGGCACCACTGCATATCGAGCTAAGCAGACCATCTGGCATATCCATTATATCATATGGGTGCAAAGAAAATTGGTCACGATTATAGCACAGCATATGATCGCCACCGAACAATAACTTATCAATGACCGCGACTTCATACCCACTGTCTATAAACTTGCCAGTGAGAAGCGACCCGATGTAGCCCGCACCGCCAGTGATCACAATTTTCTTCATTCCGGCCATGTTTCGCCAACCACAATCATGTCATCAGTAAGGGGTCCGGTGCCAACAAACCGCAACTTGACATTATCGCCCAGCAGCGGTAATATGTTACGCTGTATCCATACCTTAAATTTGCTAGTAAGATTATCACCAATTAGCGCTGGCTGTTCCACCACGCCACGTTTGCCTGTAATTTCATGATCGACATAGTTAGCAAAATTCACCGACAAATAAATCGTGCAACCAGTGTCATTGTACTTGATCGCTTGCTTGATATTTTCTTGGCTGAATGTGAACACCCTCCTAGGAAGCTTGGTTACGGATGTCATTTCCATTATGGGTTCTGGCGACCCGCTGATTTCGGTCAGATGATCCCAACTGATTTCCTTTTGGTCACTGTATCCAGGTCCTGAATCGCCTTTGTATATCGTAATCTCCCTGCCCTCTTTCTTATATTGCTCTATTTCATCCCATACCAGATGGTGGCCGTCATCTGGGTCAAGGTATTTGTTGCTGTTAATCCTAATCGGATATGTGCGGCAATTCATGACGATATCACCAGCGTACTTTATTGGCAGCATCATATCATCGAAGCCAGCGGCAACGGTAACATTCCTACTTGTTGTAAACGGGTACATTTTCTCCAACATTAGACTTAACTGGAATCCTTGTGCTATCTCAAGGAGCCCAGCCTGACCAGCTTCCAAACGGCCTGTGATCTCCTCGGTCGTATCGCATACAAACCTTTGCAATTCTGGCACGTCTTTGGCCAACAAGACATCTGATCTGCGCAGGACGCGCCTGGCACGACAGACTCCCACCCCGTGGCAAGTAGAACCTTTCTCCATAGTTCCCGTGTGTTTGGCCGGATTTCCATCCAGATCCACTTCTCCGCGTTCAAAAGCGGCGTCTTTGCCTTGAATGATTGCGCATAGCGGGTGGATGCCTATTCTTTCCGGCGCAATATTGTTCTCTTCCATCTCGTTGAAAAAGGCCTCGTATTCCATAGAAGCGCCGGGCCCTATGTACATCTTTTCATACTTATCAGAATATGCACAGCTATTGAAGGTCTGATAAAAGTATGTTTTATCTTCGAATTTCACCCAATGTCCAGCCTGAGCCGAGAACGTGTTGCAACAAAATTGCCAATTGTCTGCGTGTTCGCAGATGAATGATGCTACTTTTCCCTTGCCAGAACTCCCTGCACTGGCATCCATGCAGATAGTCAATTTGCCTGGATGGAAGATGTCGTTAGTATTAAACATTTATTCCTCTCTTTTGTTTAATTCGTTCACGATATTATATGCCTGCTTCGGATTGACGTCGAATCTGGCATTCTTATCTATTTTACTAATCTCTTCGATGGTCTTTAGATCAACATTACCAGAGATTTTAACTGGCTTGGCAATCACTTCGCGCAGTTTCCTATAACACTCAATATGTTCTTCCAAACCGACTTTAGGCAATTCAAGATGTGGGTCTACACGAATCATATCGGGGGCGTGCTTCTTGATTGCTTCAAAACAGTTCTTAACGTTACTCCATTCAGAACTATGACATCTAAGAACAACCCTGATGCTCATGGCCGGGTTTATCGTCTGCCTGATCAACTCTTTCAGAGTCTTCAGCTCATTCATCACATCTATTTCGGCCCTCTGCGACAGTAGGATATCCATACCATCAACTTCCAACCCCATCGGATCAATGTTCTTGAGCTTATCTAGGGCAAAATTCTTACCGTTTGGGAAATCGATTGCGGAAATAATTTTATACTGCCCGCTCTTCGCTGACCTATCAACAATCATGGCCGGAACAAATTCTGGCTTCATTACAATTGCCGGGCATCTATATTTCATGGCAAAGTTCGATGTTGCGGCGGGATCAATCTCCGGAGTGATCATGTTGATTTCCATTTTCCCGGTTATATTATACATTTTTCACCTCCATGCCGGTGTTTCTATCGGGTACTTGTCCCAGTCGAGCCACGCCAAAAACATCCACTTAACTGGGTCCAACTTTACAAGACCCATATCTATGCTAACAATATGCTCTTTTAGTGAATCCCAATCTTCAAAGAAATAGCGCTCTCGTTCGTTCATATTCCGTGCAACAGCAGACAAGATCCATGTTGACGGTATGCCATTAGGACAGCAGAAGAACACAGGTTTGCCGACTCGGATTGCTTCGAATATTTCTTCGAACGTTCCAACAGTGAATTTGATGGGCAAATAACAGATCACCCAATCAACCGCGTGTACGATACGCATGCAAGCAACACGCATCATATGATTTGCTTCGATAACGTCGCTCGGCTTTATTTCGATCGTTTTGCCGTTTATTTCGTCTACCTGCGTTTCGCCGTCTAGTGCTTTTTTATATAAAGACGGATCAACATGGCATATGTCGTCCAACCATGGTGGTTTAATTAGCGGGTCGTACGATCTGACGCTTCTGGCCGATAAGAAAGAAGCCACATCCTGTCTCCAAGATGTGGCTTTCTTGTCGTGCTCAACCGGGCCTGCCAAATAGCAACTGGTGTTTTTTAATAGGTTCATGCACATTAAATACGACTACGCATGAACAGGCAAATAATGTTTATTTCCCATTTTTGCCCTTCGCCCCACCACCAAGATTATATATTGCTAATGCTTTTTGCTTCTTTTTGGCAGAACTTCTTGGGTTATCAATCACCGCCTTAAGTTCAGATCTAGTTATTTTCTCACCTTCACCCTTGCCCATCATGCGGCGCAGAGAGCCTTTGGTACCACCTTTCGAGGGCGGCTTGGCAGCTTTCTTTAACGCAGACTGCCCCCATTTCTTGCTGACGGCTTTGGCCTCAGCTCTAAGATACGGATTTGTTCCAAATCCATTCCCAAGCGACACTGGAGGCCTAGTTAGCGGGCTTGTGCTTTCAGAAATGTTATTCTTTGGTTTTGGTAGCTTTGCTGCAGATTTTGCTTTATTGATTCCCTTGTTAATAGTCTTGAATCCACTGCCAAGCACAACCTGGCCAAATTTAATGCCGCCTCCGTGGGCACCCTTGGCCGAAGTCTTTGAAGAAGTTTTACCAACATTTCCCTTGCCCATTGGCGCACCCTTTTTGGCCATAATGCGTTCCCTTAAAAATCCATTATATTTTTGCTAGCTCAGATTCTTCTTTCTTGGTCATTAATTCATTGGCTTCTCGCAAAATAGTTATATGCGCATCTATTTGGTCAAGCCTACCAAACATATCGGCAAAACCATAAGGATTATGTGATGAGCAAAAAAAGAACTTGTCTATTTCATGCTGCTTCATGCCGCGAAGAGCCCAATCATAATTTTCAGCTTCTTTATCGAATCTCTTCAGCCTATTTTCGTTTGAAACGTCAGGGTTTTGCCCATACCTATGCATTTGGCCATCAACAGCACTCATGTCACAACCATAAATGTAGATTTTGTTGTATCCCATATACAGTGCCACTTGCATTGACGCATATGTAGTAGATCTACCTATGTGAAACCCCTTAGTCATATCTCTAGAAAATCCTTTACCAGCCAATGTTCTTATTAGGATCTGCTTTGGGTGGTTTGCCCTTACCGACGATGCATTGATAATGGTGCCTTTATACCCTGGCCAATATTCTTGGTTCCTATTGTATTGGGACTGGTCACAGAATACCCAATATTTAGATGGCCAAACCCTCATGTCTGGCTTGTTCACACATAAAAAGTCAATTTTTGAATGCTCTTTCAGCTTTTCGAAATCTGCTTGATTTACGGACGGCCCACACGCAATAATAATTAATATTCTACCATGTCCGGAGCCGATCAATTCTCTTATCTTGTCGGTATGCTTCCCAAGAAGAGCATCGTGTGCTTTCCTCAGATGGCTGGGGCGGACATTAGTTAGTGACCGCTTCCTGACAACATAAGCTTTCTTCGAAACTGTTTGGACGCCACTTGGTTTTGGCCTAGCCACCGGTTTTGGCCTATTTCTTGTAACAGCTCTAACAACAGATATTGGCTTCGAATGAATCGTAGGTATTTTAACCGCGTTCTTAGGTTGTACGGATATAGATGCCGGTATCTTCGGGGTCTTGAGTAGATTAGGTCTTGGGCGTAAATTTGGTTTCAGTTTCATATAATTATTTTTGCGATGTAACGCCAATACTTGACAGAGAGTCCCAAATGTGATTTAATTGCGAGGTTGATAATTGTTCTTTGGTTTGAGACTTATTCAAGATTTTCTTAGCGTATTTATTCATCGCGTTACGCCGCCTGCTGTCTTTGTTCTTTAGGCTGTACAGGTGCCTGAAAATTGTAGTTGTCAGCAGATTAAACACTGGAGCCCTGTCGTCGAAAGTAAGCCGTCCATCCCTTATTTTGGCCATAGTAAGCACAAATGATTCGTGTGCCAGTTCTCGGTGCTCTTCTTCATTTATGGGGCGAAATTTAATTGCGATACCCATGCACATCTTGTAAATTTGTTCTTGCAACCTCTCCCAGGCATAGAGATTACCATCTTGCTGCCATTGTGTCCAATCAAATTCCAGTTCTTCTGATATCACGTACATTTTTGTCTCCTTAAGGTTATTGCGTAAAATACACTCCAGATAAATGGCCAAATATTTTGACATTTCGGGAAGAAAAAAAGAAGGAGCAGAAGATGCAAGTAGCCCGTCTTTGCGTAAGGGGAAGTCTCGTCAACTTCACCTCCAAGAACCTCAACCGGGACCAAAGCATAAACATCGATCAAATTACCAAAAGACTGATCGATGACCCGGAAATGGCCCCGCACAAAAGCGAATTCAAAAAGCAGCTAGCCAGAACAATAAAGGGTGAATACCGAGATCTTTCAGATGCCGCAGAAACTGAATTCTGGATCGCTGCATGGAGAGCAGTCCTCTCAGTAACATACCATACCCCACTAGAATACCGTGCATATGGTGAATGCTTAGTCAATGGCAAAAAATCCAGGAAAAAGGGGATCATTTATGATAACAACATCATCGAGATTGGTAACGTCTCGATATTGATTAACGAAAATTTGCCAATCCCGCCAGAGCACACAATTCATATTTGTACACCGGACAGCACCAAAACAGTCTCTATTAGTGATCGTGGTTTGTTATGTAACCCAAACGATCAGACCAAGTTTACCATAAGCAGGGATGGTCGCACAATATTGGGGCCGATGACGCCATGGTGGAACAGCCACAGACAAATTTTTAGTGGTCCGTTCGGGACGTTTGACAAAACACCAATTAGGCCAGGCGATGTTGTCGAAATTGTATCCGGACCAGATTTAGGCAAAAAAGTAACCATAACACAAGCCTTCCCATCTGGGATCAAACTTGGTTATGGTTCTAGACCAGCAATAATCGGCTCAGATCTCAAAATGATGCAGCTGGCTTATGACAAATTAAAAGACAAGTTCACTGTGTCACAAGGTAAGCCGCACTATATCGTCATCCAAGGCCTTAGTCCGATCCATCTGATCATCAGGGCCAAGACGCCCAACCTGTCGGTCATCTTTGACGATAAACAGATGTTCAAGTTGATGAAGACTTTCGGGTGGGAATTCTTTGGCCAGATACTAAAGGAGAATAAGAGACCAATGACTAAAATAACGAGAGTGGTTAAGGGTGAAGCCCAGGATGTGGCTTTGCAGCTCATCGCCTCAATGCTACAAAACTCCAAAGATTCGATCAAATTTGAAATCGATAACAATTTGATCAAAACTGAAACCAATTTGCTCCCCCGGGCAATGACAATCAAAATTGCAGAAATCAAACGCGAGTTTCTTGGTTATAACGTTAGTGTCAAAGCCGTAGAAAATGAAGGAATCTACGTATATCCAAACGGCGATCAGCCAATAATATCAAGAAAGATTGTCGAAACGAGGTTCAACCAGACGAGATCGTTTGATGAGCCACACAGCAATGATAGCGATAAGACTGTTAGGGATGTGCTAGAGTCGCAAATAGCAGACAAGGATATGTTGTCCGCAAGTTTTAACTCCTTACTTAGTAGGGATGCTATGCGTACACTACTTGAAAAACTGCCAGATCTGGCCATAAAATATATTGCCATCAAAGTGGACCCGCCAGCCGACTTCAAGAAGACCTATGGCAGCAACCCCAAAAAGGCTGATATTGCTGACTATTTAGGAATCAGCGCCAATCAAGTTAAGAGATACGAATCAATGATTAAAATCCAAATGCTTGCTCTCGGAATGGGGCCAGATTCTCCTCAAATGTAAAACGGAGGATTGACCAATGAGCTTAGCTATCGAATTGCCCGACAAATACGCGGAAGATATTAAATCTGGCAAGAAGACATATACATTCCAGCTACAAGACAAAATAAGAGTTGGCGACATAATTAATATTCATGCTGGTCCGGTCGCCAAAAAAGTTAAAATAGTCAGAAAAGTTTGGGTGCCAGAGACGCAAATGGACGACCACGTTCGCTCAGAGCTAATGGATAAAGTATCAGCAGCAGAAGGCTACAGCGGTGCTTATCAGCTAACCTTAGAATATACAGACGACGGAGAAGTGCCCAGAGAAAAATTCGGGAAAGAAGCAGATCAGGTAGCAGATCTTATGGATTTTAGTTAAACCGGCCTATTTCTTTCATACCACCCACCAGACATCGATGGGCCAATCCTAGGCCTGTTAGCACCAATTGGCGGTATCATATTGTTTATGGTTGGCATCCTAGTATTTGGTGGGAATTCCGTAATTGCATTCTTGTTACGACCAACTATATTCATTACAAATTCAATAATCGCCTTCGGTGTCTTTTTCATTTCGCTTGGCAATTTCTGCCCGTGCTGACCCATCAAACTTCTGCGGAATTCCATCAGATTGGGATGCGTAGAAGTACCAAGAAACATCCTGTTTGTGCCTAGTACAAATAAATTCCATCCTATCGTCACTACATTAGTTATTGGATCCATTTGTTCGACAAACGGAACAACTTCGACACTATTTAATAACTCTGGAATCATATATGGCATATCGAATATCATCGGCGGAAATATCATTTTATCGAATGATTCAGAGAATCCTTTATCTTTAAAATATTTAACAAGCAATCTCTTTATCAGCTCTTCTTGGATGGATCTTCTAATACGGTTCTGTGTTTTGGGATTAATCATAGTTTATATTTGCTAAATAATAGGTTCTATAAAAGAGAATCCCTCTTCCATCCTCACCAACAGTTTCGATGGAAACACATCGAGCATCTCTTGTCTGTGGCTAATGACCATTATTGTGTCAGGATGTATCCCATCCTTCTTGCAGAAGTCATTCATTATAATTGATATAAATGATTCGATACCTGTGCTATCTAATCTACCATCTACTTCGTCAAGAACCATAACGTTACACTGCTGACCATACATATCAACGTACAAGTCATACAGCGCGAACATTATCGCCATATCTATCCTCTTCTGTTCGCCACCCGAACAGAATTCATAATCCCATTTAGACGGCAATATGGACAATGTTGGTGTAAATTCGATGCCAAAATCACATTCGAATGATTCCAAGTAATATTGTACTCTCTGATTCAATGACGGAATGAGGTTAGTCAATATAAATTTCTTGATTTTCTTCCTGTCGCCATAGGCAGATTGGATATAAGTTAGGTGCGAATATAGCAATTGCAACCTGTCTCTGGCTTCAATCGCTTTGTTCATATTATCAGTCGTTGATTTTATTTGGTTCTTTATCAAATTCAATGATGCTTCATGCGGATTGTTTTCCCTGTTGAGCTCATTGATTTTGTTGTTCAGTTCTAATATTTCATTCTCAACCAATTTCCTACTGTGCTTTATTTCAAGAGCTTCGTCAATTGTCATATCCGGGATAGACTTTTGTATTTGTTCACCAACTTTACTTATTAACACATTGATTGACGAAACTTCTGAACTCAGTTTATCTATTGTTTCGATAGACGCCTCATTCTCAGACTTCATCCTGTTTACTTCTTCTTTCATCATTGTTGATGATGAATTTATTTTAATGGCTTCCTCAACAGATATAAGCCTGATGTTTTCTGCTATTTGACCGAATTTTTCATTCCATTCATCGATTTCTCTGTTTAGTCTTTCAATTTGTTCGGAAATCTCATTGATTTCCTTTTGTATGGGGTCACAGATGTGGCTGGTATGATCTGGATCTATGTTTTGTTTACAGTTTGGACATATTTTGCCAGATTGAGATTCCCATTCGGTTATAGATGATAGTTTGGCGTCCTTTGTGGCCTGCCTCATTATCAAGTTTCTTCTAAGGTTATCTATAACCGACTTAATCCTAGCTCTCTCGTCATCGTTCTTATTATTTTCAGCATTCTGCAAGCGTATGGAGTCAATATCATAACTTTCAAACCCTTTTAGTTGATCTTGATGCTTTTCTATCGTTTGAATGTTTCTCTGTATACTTGATTTCAATTGTGCAATTTGATTTGAAGTAGTATTCCTCCTGGTTTCATAATCCTTTAATTTCTCGTGGATTTTGTTGATAGCATCCCACCTGATCCTAAGTCTGTCAACGTCTGGAACTATTATTGAATCACGTTCTTTTTCTTTAAGATTTACATTTTTGCGCAGTTGCGCAAGTTTACCAGCTTTGACTTTTTCATAATCATCGGCAAGTTTCTCCATGGCGTCTTTATGCTCTTGGTGCTTAGCTAACTCAGATTCATACCCGTTTATCTTTATCGTACATTTCCCAATCGCTGATTCTGATTTCTTAGCCTTATCTTTCGAAATTAATGACCATAAATTGAGTTTATCTAAGTTTAACAACCTCTCCAGGGCAGCTTTCCTCTTTTGATCGCCCAACCCTAAGAATGGTGCTGAAAACTGCCCGAAGAACATACTAGACGTGAATATATCGAAATCAAGCCCAAATTGTCTATCTAAAAATTTTTGTGTATTGGTCGGTGTCGATAATGTCTTGTCTTCGCCGTTATAATTTATAGCCAGTTCATTATCGTTATCAGATTTCCTGGTCCTCGTGATCTTCCAACCATCGGCTGTTCTAATCGTGACATAACAATTTTTCCCAGTATACCAATTTACTACCTTGTCGCCTGGCTTCGCCTTGTTAAATGTCCTGCCAAACAAACACCATAGGATGGCTGTCGTTATTGTCGATTTCCCAGCGCCATTACTATTGCCAAAATCTCTCGAACCATTTTCTGATTTGTCACCAACTATCAGGACTGGGCCGCTATCCTCCAAGCGTACTTGGGTTTCATAGTCTCCATAACTGAGAAAATTTTTGAATTCAACACTTGATATGATCAACTTATTCATTTGGGTTCGCGTCGAACGCTTCTTCCATAATCTGCTTGTTTAATGAAAGAAGCAATTGCTTATTGAGACCTTTAGGCTTATCAAACTCGATGAATTTTTCTAATAACGACGATGGCTCCAGAGATGCTGTACCGCTAGGAACCTCTCTGTCTTCTTCTTTCGTCTTCATCCATGCTACTTTAATAGCGCCACGATCCATCAAATCTTTCCTGATTCTGTCTAATTCATCCCTCGATTTGTTCTCCTGATCAAGAAATACTCTTATGTTGTTGTTCGATACATCAACATCACTTAAATCATTTATCGGAATAGTCACATAATCTGGTGGCAACGAACCGCCTACCAGCTCTCTGCCGACATTTATATTAACGAATTTCGTCTGGTTAGTATTAAGATCAAATTCAAAGAACCCGTGGTCAACCATGCCTTCATCGAATCTAAATGGAATAGGACTACCAGGTATGTGTACATTCCCATATTCTTGCATGCAGTGGAAATGACCAGCAAACACCTTTGAGAAATTGGTGTTTGTGAAATCTATAATGCCCCAATGCTGCATCAAAAAACATGAATTATATTTCGCACCGGAAATACCGGCATGGGTCAACAATACCTCATCTCCGCTTATTTTCTCTTCCATCCTGTCTAGAACACGGCTGAACACTTCTTCTTTTTGTATAAATGGCACAATTCTGAATTTTCTGTCTTCTATACGGACTAATGCTACATCATCAATAAGGGTAACTAGCCTTTTTATCGGACGGAGCGAATTAACGTTCCACGAATGCCTCATGAACATGTCATGGTTGCCAGGAAATAACAACCATTCCTGGTTGTACTTGTACTTCGCTTCATCGAGAAAATCTGCAACACCAGATATCACTTTGATGTTTAAATTAACCCTGTCATGGAATAAGTCGCCCAAGATCACTACCACATCGATGCTATTATCGCTAGCATATTGTCTTATGGTCTTTAAAGCCCACAGGCAGTCATCAAGCTTGCCTCTGACACCACAGTGTATGTCCGCAGCTATGATAATCTTGTCCATACGCTTTATATACAGGTCAAATACCGATACGTAACAGGGTGGGAGAATTAAACAGAAGTTTTATAGGATATAAGTCTTAATTCCTTGTGGTTCAATCTAACTAACCCAAAGTATTTCCTGATGCTGTTTAGCTTCATGATTGGGAATTCTCTATCTTGAAGCATGTCACGTAAGATATTAGAGATGGTTTGCTCTAAATAAGTTGGTCCCAATGCTTTCGCATCGGAAGCCGGGTTGCTCATACATTCACCCTTCTTGATTGCGTAAATCACATTGTCAATACTATAATTTGTGGATTTTAATAACTTCTTGAGCCTACTATCGCCCTTCATTATTCTTTTTCTAACTTTTCTCTTTATAGCAGCCATTTTATCGGCTGCTTCATGTAGGTCGCACAGTCTCATGGTGTCCAGTTCATATCAACAATTTGAACATCACCAGTACTCTGAACTGGCGTTCCTGTATAACTACCGCCAATCCTGATCGAATAGCCTCTGCAGCACTGCGATCTAGTATCATTAACCATGATGCTCATGTTCACATCGACTTCAGTCCCTGACAATGGTGTAATATTAAATGTAGCATAGCCAGGAAGAGTCGTGATTTCAGAAGCACCTCCACCATCTATTTCTGCATTCTGATTATTGTCTTCAAACACCACCGTAGTATGAACTTCACATTCTTCAATAAATTGACAATTCTTTTCTTCTTTATCTTTACCCCCACAAATTTCCGGCTTCCAATCTAAACTAATAGTCGCCTGCATTGATCCAGACGATTTAAAATTGATTTTGTAGGTGTCAGTTCTACCATCTATTACACTATATTCGACGAGCGAATGGCTGTCTTCGCCAGTTGGCCCCAGAATAACAGTCCCTATTAACAAACCACCATCTTGCAATTCAAAAGCAATAGGGCTGTCACAGTCGCAATCACAATCAGGTGGGTGTGGTTGTGGAGCTTTTATGATTGGCTCCATAGCAGTCCCATCACAGGACAGGCCCTGCGCATTTGCAGCACCACTTGGAAGTTTCTCAAGACCACCACACCTCCAATGGTTGACGCCACAGGGGTTATCTCCTACATTTGGACACCAGAAGAACGGTTCTTGACAACATTGGTCATTTGGCCTCGGCGGAGTTACTATCCTAAATGGATACTTAGGATCTGTCGAGTCCCACCATTCAAATTTGTAAGAACTATACCTAGCTGCCGAAACACAATCTGGTGTTGGCTCCCATGCAGGTAGTTCTAATGGTGGTGTGCTGTATTCAGGCTGCTTATATTCATATGATCCAATGTCTTTACAACGCCTAGTAGTCACTTTGGCCGAAACATATTTTGATGACAGAATGTCTCCGATTGGCAAAGTGCTCGCACTTAGTGCCAGATTACTAACACATACATCCGTTGGTAAATCGCTTGATAGATATACTATGTTATTTGTTAAATCAGATTTCCTGACCGACACTACCGCAGAACCACTAGTGACTGATGAATCGCCTATCGTCTGAGAGGTAACTTCAAGAAAGGCCGACCCATCACTGCCAGCTGACCCCTTTGGTCCTCTCTGTCTTGCCTTATACTGCCAGCTAGCGATATCACCGTCGCCAGCTGTAAACGATAGCATCCCCCACAATCTGTTATTGTCAGGATCAAAATTAATTTCAGTGTTCGTTATGTCTACATTTATGTCATCATCATAAATAATGATAGTCAATGGTATCTGCTCATCTGGCACTTGGTTCGTCTCTTGTAGAGAATCGATTATCAGTTGTACGCGTTCTACACCAACCCCCAAACCAACAATTTGTTGATACTTATCGATAGCGTCTTCAATTTTGCCTTCTTCAACTTTACCTCTCGCTTCAAATTCTAATTCTGCCGCTTGCTTCTCAATATCTGTTAAATTTTGAGCCCCTCCAGCAGTGATGATGTCAGAGCTACTGGCAATTGAGACCAGGTATTCAACAAGGACCGTGTTGCCCCTGAACAACCTAATAGAAATATCAGTGTCTATTGGTGTATTAACTGTCGTAGAAAATTCGAAACTACCAGACGTAACGGTCGTCGGTGATTTAAATTCTTCATCGGCTGCCGGTATCCCAGCACGACCAGTTGTGCCTTTTGCTCCAGTCTCACCCTTAGGACCGACACAGCAGTTTCTCAGCAGTTTCTGATACAACCTGGGGCGATCAATTTCAATACCAAGCCTGCTGTTCGATTGTGGGTAAAACCTGATCAAATCGTCAGACGAATAAAAGTAGTAGTAATATGGAATCCTGCCAGGTGTATCAAGTTTAAATAGCCCAAAGTCTATGCCACGATCTAATAGTTCCTGGATTAAAGCCAATCTTCGATATACTTCCGGATATATCACACCATCATTTTCGTACGATACCTGTGCGGGGACTTCTATCTGCCCTCGATAAATCCATTCGTTTTTCTCAGCATTGTATTCATAAATATTTCCATTACCATCCATTACCTGGTCGCCATCTGTCATACCATATGTAGGCAATCTTGGTGGTGACGGAATTTCAACCATTCTTTTTTGGCTTCTCAATAATATAACTGCGTTTATTGCGTTCCAATTTACGTTTGATTATATTCTTCTTTGGCTTAACAACAATTGGGCTTTTGTCGTCAATTTCATAAACAGTGGTCAGTTTTGGTTTTACCATCAATACTTCATCACCGTATACTACTGGCTCTGTTGAGTCTACCCATGACACAGAAATAACTCTATTGACACCCTCGTCTAATTTAGGGTAATCTAGTGTGTGGCTAATTTCTACTTCATCATTGGAATAATACTCATCGTAACAATCTTCTACTGGTCGTTTCATCACATATGCAACAATTCTGGGCGACATCGCACCAGCTATTGTTATCACTCTTTCCCTCATTTCCCTGTCGTTGAATCTGATGCCCTCTACAATTGCATCACCACTGTTCAAAAACAGCATAAGCATTTGATAGAAAATCTTGTCTTGATTTGGGCCAACACCTATACTATATGCAACTTCTTCAAAACACAGCCTATAGATATTTTTCTTACCTATCTGCAAGTATCTTGAAAAGACCGATTTACCGGCGTTATGTCCGCCGCATACTATATGTAGCGTACGATCCACATAATTATTTACTAACGGACCAATCCGGGTCCTCTGTGATAAAATCTGCTATCTGTTTCTGTATAGATTCTATTTTCTCTTCGGCTTCTTTCTTACCCTCCCCTACTTTCTCCTCTTCGTCATCTTCCATGAGATCTAATAATTTTTGGAATTCGCCAACGTGTACCTGTTCTTCATTGGCCACATCCTTCATGACTTTTTTGACTCTTTCGTCATCTGTATATTCGGCTATTGTGTCGTAAAGATGAGTTGCTTCTTCTTCAGCACATAGTGACAGGCGAAGAGCACTAATCAGCTCTTGCTTCGTGATTTTGTCACCTGGTTTCTTGCCTGGGAACGGATGCACAAAGTCAACCATCTTATGTCTCCAGATAATCGGCATCTTCAAGCCATTTCTCTATATTTGTAGAAATAACCATCGAATCTCCATCCCTAGTTACCGCAGTAATGATCCATTCGTCATCTATTGCATAACTTTCGACAACAAAGATCATCAGACCGCGATATATCCAAGTTGAGCCCGGAAGTACCGGAGACATATTCTTCGGATCCATCAGTACCCATAATATCATAACATCAAAATTAAAACGGGGTGCTAAAGGTGTTGATCGTCGGAGATCAACACCAGGGGGCGAAGCTTCGTGAGCTTCGCCCCTGCTATATTAAAAATATTTACCGAACAACTCTTTAAGACGTCTCTCTATGTTCCCAAATGATTTTGGGTCATAATAATTATATTGCCAATGACTCGCGCCAATCCTTGGTACCATATCGCCCTTTTTACACAATCCAGTTGCCAGGTCAATCGTTCCATCATCATACACAATTATTCTAGCAAGTGCTTGAAATTGAAAACGCCATGCAATACGTGCTCTAACTGTAATTACAGCAGCAGCACTCGATCGGCCAGCCCGCCACGGGGGAGAGTGGCTGTCTATTTCAGGGTTGCCAGGAAGTTTAACATCTTGCAAAAATTTTACGAGCAGTTCTGCTACATCATAACTAGCCTTGTCTATTTCTTCATATAACACCGGCAATTTCAATATCCGTGTCTTCCAAGTAATTCGTCTTCCTTAGTGCGTTTATAAGCATCGACGTCGTCTATCATCCCAGCATCTGCATAATATTCGTTAATCCGATCTTCAAGTTGTCCTATATAATCTATGCCCTCAGCAGCGTTCAAACTGGCAAATTCGTCACCATCCAATAGTCTGCCAGTACGTTTTTCTTTGGCAAACAGTATGTCCTGGAGCATTGTATCGTCTAAATCGCCACCGACAGACACCGCAACTTCATAATCATCATCGTCAAACAGGGTGTATGGCACAACCAAATCTGGCATTCCCTGTATCACATCAGGATCTTCAGTGATTCTTTTCGCTATGTCTTCTGGTTTCATGTTGTATGCTTTAAAATGAAATCCCTAACCTTTGGGAACGATTCCGGGTCACATACATTGAATCTAAAATATAAACGCCCTTTAGATGACCACCCGGCATCGTAAGATGCAGTGTAATCGTGGTCACTCTTTGCCAGTCGCCCTGGTGTTTTCCAGATATCAATCCTACCATTTGGAGATCTTCTCCACAATTGCGGCCCAGTTTCAGGATGCCTGGTCATACCTTTTGGCACACCACGAGTTAGATGAGACCCGGCCTCCATTTGGATCCCTTCTTCCTCAAGGTATCCCCATAATGCTTTTAATAATTCTGCTTCTTGTTCATACAAATCTGATAAACCGGTTTCCTGTATCACATCAGGATCTTCAGTGATCAGGCCTGCTATTTTCTTAATATCATTCATGTTTCGCACACAATGTATTCATAAATTATCTTTGCCTCTATTTCCACGCGAACGGCGTTTGCGTTGCATTTGGTAAGGCCGCTTGCATATTTTGCCTACCAACAGAATTTAGGCTGTGTAAGAATATCTGCGGTGGCTGTCTGTCTGGGTTTTTCTCAAGCCACACGGCCACTTCGTAACCTGTACCAGGCCCAGAATCTACATATATTTCGCCACCAAGATCGTGATCCAGGAACAACACATCCCAGTCGTTGTTTGCTAGTTCATCTATAGCCTGTTCAGCGGTTCTAACCCATTTAACAACATGCCCGATAAACTTCTTCTTGAATGCCTTAATTCTGAATTGGCCAGCTTTTGAAAAGTTGTCTGGGTCATCAGGATGTGGATCATCATCTAAAATGAGTATTCTTAGCGATTCGGCCACATCTGGATCCTCAGTGATTAACATGGCTATGTCTTTTGTATTCATAGATAAATCCCAATAACAATTGTGATGATAACCGCCAGTGCAAATAAAGCCAATCCTACACAGCCATAACTAATTGGCTGCGGCTTAACTTCAATTGGCTTCTTCATGTTGTTTTTCTGTGTGACGCGAAAAGGTCCGATCCGATTTTCGACAATCCACAAGTATAATATGCCTTGTAGATTTCTCCGGTATCTTTGTATAATTCGTAAATACCAACTATTGAAGTATTATTTGGGTCACCAAACGAAATGATAGGGCCAACATAATTAAATTCATGACTAGATGCCGTACCAACTGCCGACAAGTATCGTCTTGCATCTCTAAACCAATCAACAGCTGCCTGTTTGTGGTAGTCAGGCAAAATGCCAGCAAACATCCAATCACCACGCCATTTTGGATCTCCTGTAATTTGCTGCTGCAGGTCTAGGAATGATTTTTTCATTGCAGGTGGTAATTCGTCTAGTAGATTTTCCGCTTTAGCCATATGATGTTTGTCAACCCACTCTTTGTCTCTAGCCACCATATACGCATATAGAGGCTGGCCATCCCCAAAACCACCCACGTTCGGATCATTTTCTGTGAACCTTACCTCTACGATATTACCAACAAGTCTCCCTTTCTTATATCCCGGCGTTGCGTCTTTGTTATACCAATAATAAAGAATAGGATCCCAACTCCAATATGTTTCCATAGTATCTGGGACGGCTATGCCATTTTCCAAAATCCTCAACATATTGGTTCTGTCGCCATACGATCTGTATCCATGAAAGAAATCGGCTGCAATATCCGGGTCTTCCGTAATCAGCCGAGCTATGTCTATCGGTTCCATATTCTCTCATAAAAAGGCCAGATAACCCGGCCTTTATAAACTAAGTGGCTCCCACCTAGTAAGCAAATCATTCATGTTTTTGAATACCACGATGCCACCTAGGTTATAGTCGCCCATTGCTGGTATGGTATTGGCAATCTCTTCAGGGTCTGTTATTTTTTCGATAATATTTACATACATCCACCATACGTCATAATATTCCAGCACGTGCTCGTCTGGCACTGGGTAAGCATAAAGTCCATTGTATAACATTCCAGTATCAGAATCAAATTGCTGCCAATAATAAGGACCGTCTCCTAGCTCTCTTTTGATAATCGCTATGTAATTCTTCCAGTTTTGCGGGTTGGTGGTTAATTCCAGCATCATTTCTGGGTCTGAGAGGAAAACCGTATACTTCGTCTCTGGCGGAGTTTCTGGAGGAGCCTTCTTGGGCGTTCTCATGTTCACCTGGAAAGCCACCACAGATATGGCGGCATTACGCAAATACTCGTCTACAGTATACTGCGGGTATCTTTTCTCTGCCACCTCCTTAGCATATTTTAATATCTCTACGAACTTATCTTGATCAGCAAGGATCTGCTCCTTATCATTCTCATTTAGTATTGACGCCCATTCTTGGCCCATCGCATCCATTAATGCCGCAGTCCATTTCTTTTTAATTTCGTCTTCATCAATAGCAAATGGATCTTCGATGCCTAATTCTTCCCAGTCTTCGTTAAAGATATCAGGATCTTCAGTGATCAGCCGAGCTATGTCTTTAGGATTCATATGACATTATTTTAAAAAATGCATCTCTAGCAGCTTCATAAGCTGGTTCTGACTCATTTGCGATCACGTGTTGGAAACTTCTAGCAAAAACTTCGTCACCATGGGCAGGATATAATTTGCCATTGAAGACTTCTTTATTCACCAACTCAAACCACATGTCTTGCTGTTCTTTTGACAGCATATCATACAAAACGTGTCCATATTCGTGCGCCACAATCGCAAATGCATCATCAGCATCCCTTTGGCTTATATAGATATCTTTAAAATCATAATGACTAGTGTCTTTATCTGTCCACATGACCGATGTCGGTGGAAGATCAATCCCTAGTTGGCTTGCCTTTAAACGCACCTCACTCGCTATTTCTTCTATAGACTTAGCGTTCGGGTCTTCTTCGACCAACCTGATTGTATTTTCTGGGTCAGGGCGATTCATTTCCTCTGTCTGGAAAGCCCGACGAGCAGGACCAGCGAACAATAGCTCTACTATAATCTCTGTAGCACGTTCAAATGCGTTCGGATCAGCCAAGTCTACGATGCGCGTTTTTGGCATGAAATAATTAAATAATTCAAGTTTGCCATTGTGTACAATTACAGCGCCACTGTGTGCAGATGTCGTTATATTGAGACGCACCCACGGTTTGCTCTGGACAGGCCCAAAGTTTTCAAAATCGTACCTGATGAACTTGCCAAAGCGACCGTGTTCAAAAGCCTTCGCAATAATCGGGCTATTTTCAAGATATTCTTTGAACCACCCCAATATTGTCAGGTCGTCTATATCTTCCGTCATATCCGGGTCTTCAGTAATCATCCGGGCTATATCTTTAGGGTTCACAGTTGACCCAGTCTCCAATAGCCTCTCCAATCTTCCATCGACCATTTAAGAATTTCTTCAAATTCTTCATATTCTTCGGGATCAGCCAAATTCAATGGATACCAATAGTCAAAGTAACCTGTTGGTCGACGCCAGATGTTCTTCAGGAAGGTCCCCGACCACCATGGCGTGAAGTCTCCAGGACCGAAAGCCTCAGGCGCGTTCTTGTCTATCATGATCATGTTAATGTTGGCTTGGCCTTTATCTTCGATATAAAGCCCTTCGCAGTCTTCTACGCCTTCGATGTTCAGCTGCTCAGGGCGAATCAATAATCCGCCCCACCTGTTCTCGTGGCTATAGCCTAATTCGAATAATTTTTGACTTACGAGATCCAGAATGTCCGGAGTGTCCGGATCTTCCGTGATCAACTTGGCTATATCCTCTGGATTCATCGTTTCCACCAATCCTATATCAGCTTCATCCCAGTCTTCGAAGACGTCGGGATCTTCCGTGATCAACTTGGCTATTTCTTCAGGATTCATCTGGGTCCACTAAATGATCACGTCTTTGGTTTGGCAGAAAAACCATTTCTTCGACTATTTGTTTTATTGTTTGCAGTGCATTAGGTTTAGCCAAATCGACTTTTTTGGCCCACAGATTCGCTGACTTTCTTCGCATATTGCTACCAAGTTTTTCTATAAACACTTCAGATGGGCCAATTGTAGGAATCCCAAATACTTTATAACCCGATACCAATGCTCTAACAGATATTGCAACGACACCGGTTTTGTGTTCATTATTCCATACCCGTATGAATGGGGGATGACCAGTTGATGGTTTACTTACTGGGTCAACTGGAAAGCCCCAATCACTTAAATATTGCCCAACTATCGCCAGTCTTTCCGACACTCCGATCATGTCATTATAAATATTTTTAGATGATGGTATTGTTACAGAATCCCGAAGTCGTTTTATGCGAGATTCATCAGACTCAGATTCATACAATGATTTTAGTTTCATTCTACGCTATTTTTGCGCGTTCGTCAGTCAAATGTATCTAAGTTGAAGCCGTTCAAAACGTTCTTCCGTGGTGCCCGCTTGACCCACGGACGCTTGTGCGGGTTAGGCTTTAAACAACCAGTTCACGTCGGGCCTTCATCAAAAGATGTCGTAAAATCCTATTGGGACCGAGTGCTCCCCAGTGAATTTCGCTGTTCATAACTGGGACCAGTCAGCATCGTGAGATGGCCTCTGGGCTTCGGGTGTGAAGGCACCCGGCGGTTGAGCCTCCAATGGGTCGGGAAAGCGAAGGAAACAATCGTAGACCCGTTTAGGTACCGCCGCGAAGGTAGCATCTTTAAGAAATTGGTTTTCCGACCTTCATTTCGGTCTTCCAAACTTTTAGAGTCGCCCTTCTAACCACCAACTCTTTAGTTAGTGGGATGCGGTTGGTGGGAAACAGCCTATTCAAATATAATAAAAATTATGCAGGAGACAACACGATGGGCCTAGCAGACAACGCAAAAGCACGGGGCCAAATCTCTCTAACAAACACACAGAAAAACGAACAAGCAGCAATCACCATCAGGAGGGCGCTTGGTCGTTCGGTAAGGATTCAACGGCAAATATTGAAAAACATCAAAGGCATCGTCGCCGCCGCGCCAGGCAACAAAGCTGCAATACTTGATTTGCTGGGGGCTGACAAAGACGAAGCTGTCTCAATGATAAATAACATGAGAGCCTTTGTCAATACCCACAAAATGTCTGGCGACGAGGATATTAACGTCTGATGCACGTCATAACCGGCCTGCCTAGGAGTGGAAGCACACTCCTGTGTAATATCTTGAACCAAAACCCAAAATTCTGGGCGACTAGCACCAGTGCGTTGCCACTTATATGGAACAACATAATAAACACGTGGAGCAACGCTTTCGAAGTTAAAGGTGATCTAGACGCTGATCGTAAAGGCACAGAAGATCGCCTCGAACGTTCTTTGCGCGCATTCTCGGATAATTGGCACGCGAGAAACGACGACAGGGCTGTAATATTTGACAAAAGCCGTGGGTGGACTCATTTAGTTATGCCGCTGAGACGGGTGTACCCAAACAGCAAAATATTAGTTATGATAAGAGATTTACGTGAGGTATTCGCGTCTATAGAAAAACAGCATCGTAAAAATCCACTATTCGATTATGCACAAAACAGCGAACGCAAGACGATGATGGGAAGGGCAGAATTTGCGTTTAGCAATCAGGGGATCGTCGGCGGACCCCTGAACGGCATTTACGATATCATAAATCGTAAATTGCCAGTTAATTTTGTAAGGTATGAAAGATTGGTAGATCGACCGGACGCAATGATGCGCGAAATTTATGACATATTGGAAGAAGACTACTACGAACATGATTTCAAAAACGTAGAAAATACCTCAACCGACCCAGATGCGTATTATTTGCATAAATTCCCGCACGAGGGATGCGGAGAAGTCAAGGCTCCACCTATGGACGAATGGAAGAATATAATCAACCCAACAGTAGTAATGCACATTATGAGATCGCATTCATTCTTTAACCAGTTCTTCGGATACAGATAATATTCAAATATAACATAGGCCAGATAACAAGGTGAGATATGAGCGTATTAGACACATTCCCTGACAAATGGGCTGGGATGCAGCGTGAATGGGAAATGATCACGGAGATGATTGGTGCTATCGAAATCCCAGCACCAGATGGCACAGGCTTCTTCACTGATGGCGCTGGCACGAATGCTGGCATTGGTAAGGGTGCAGTGGCCCCCACGGCAGCTGGTGACAACGCGCTTGCTCAGGGAAACTCTTCGGCTGCCGGTGGTAACCATTCGTTCGCGCAAGGCAACTCTGCATCCGCGAGCGGCGTTGGCTCGTTTGCCCAAGGTTGGTCATCGTCTGCAAACGGCAACTATTCGTTAGCGCAGGGGCGTGGTATTATAGCTAATTCAAATTGTGTGATGGGACAGGGCTATGGGGCCGGGTCAGTTGGTGCGGCTTACGTGTTTGCGCAAGGTAAAGGCGCTCTTAGCTACGGTCAGATAGCCATGGTACAAGGCAACGTCGTCGTCAACTACACGCAGCGTGCGTTCGCTCAAGGCGCAACCCTGGTAGTCGGATATTATGGTGCTAATACCTATGACATGCTTGTGCAGGGCTCCTCGATTTCTGTATATGCTTCTCAAGGCATAGCCCAAGGCACTGGCAATACAGTTGGAGCTTATCCGACAGCAGTATCGAATAGCTCTGCAATCGGCAGCGACAACGATGTATATTCAGACAACTGCTTTGCACAGGGCGACACGAACATAATATACGCATCATCGCCGAATAGTATGGCACAGGGTTATAACAATACCATCTACGGCAATTCTGCGTCTTCTTTCGCACAAGGTGACACAAACAACATAGCCGCCGCTGTTGGACCATATGGTGCAGGTCGTGGCAAGAATAGTTTTGCACAGGGCGAGGGCAATGCTGTATCTAGAAAAAGTTATGGGTGTATGACACAAGGGTATGGCAATTACACTGGTGGTGTGTTCGGTGAGTATGGGTATTACAATTACAATTTCATACAAGGTAAGAGTAATGGCATTGCCGGGGCCGACTATTGTTTCCTGCAGGGCTTAAGTAACAACATCACTGGCACTGGCAATTCTGGCAACTTCATGCAAGGGACAGATAATACTTGTTCTGGCGCTGGAAACAATTTCAATTTCATACAAGGCGATACTAATACAGTACAAGCGAGTAACAACGACTATAATTTGTTGCAGGGATATGGTAATACTGCCGATGAGAACAACTCATTTCTGCAGGGCTCCAGCAATACAGTAGTTAACAACGCAGAATGGTCGTTCTGCCAAGGCGAAAACTGCCGTTCATATGCCGCACGTGGCTTCGCCCAGGGATATTACGCCGATGCTTACAGAGCTGACCAGAAAGCTTTCGGCTCGAACAGGACTTCTGGTCTTGGCCATTCGCAAAGTTGCGAAATCATAAAGTACTTGCAAACTACCACCAATACAACACAGACAATATTGGATATGCCTCTTGAACCGTGGAAGGCATATTCACTATTGATCCTAATTGCAGCCAAAAAGAGAACATCAGATGACGCTGCGTCTTTTGGGCATGATGATCAACTGGCGTATTTGGATGCAGCTCTTGACGGTGCTGTCTTGGTTCCTGCTGGCGGGCCGCTTGGAAATAATCAATCGGCTGGAACTGGCTCTACGTTACAAGCCGCACTTGATACTAGTGGCGATAGCATAAGGGTTAGGATAACTGGAAACAATTCAGAGACATGGGATTGGACCTGCTCGGTTAGATTCGTGGAGTCATATGTCGCGGCTTAATTTCGCTTATATACTTGTGGTTACAGATGTATTTTAGTAAATAGGCGTAAACGGAGATTTAACATGGCAGAGACTACGAAAAGATTGGTGGTATTGCCACCAAACCTCGTGATGACAGCCATCACGTGGTATCAGTTCGTAGGGGATACGATAGAAGCCGATAAAACAATTGCGAGGAAATTAAGATCGGGACGCCCAATCATTTTAAATGGAAGCGAATGTTCTATATTAGTAAGATGGTGGAATTATTTAATCCCAACATTAATCGACCAAAGTGATGAGGATTTGTATGATTTGGCGACTGAATTCGCCTATGAATAGCCTTTAGTCCACTCGGGCAGCTCCTTCTGCAACGAGGCGGAGATGACGACTCCGCCTCGTTGCGTATATATAGTATTTAATATGTGGTGAATGGAGGATGTGGTGAATATGGACATGGAAGAGCTTGCTACTGAAGCAAAATTTGCAAAACGCCAGATATTCCTAAAAATAATTGGCGATCCAAAATTAAAGACTGCTGAGGTGTTCAAAAAGAAACAGGCAGTTGTCGTCCTCGTCCAGAATGCAATTGAAATGATTGGCGAAGTCATTGAATTGTGTGAAAGTGACGATTCTGATGGGCGTTACGACTTGCTCCACGAGATAAAAAATAAATTGCTAGCCGCTAGGAAAAGACTAAGAAGAGTCAGTGACGTCGAGCCAGATGGCAGATAAATATCCAGGTCCAACTAATTTCGTCCATCTACACACCCATTCAATATTTTCACCATTGGACGGAATAGCATCACCAAACGATTATATGGAAAGATGCGTTGAACTTGGAATGCCAGCCGTAGCAATCACAGACCATGGTAGTCTAGCATCATTTCCAGACGCATATTTTGCCGCCAAAAAGCATAAGGTGAAATTCATCGCAGGTTGCGAAGTGTACTACAATGATTATCACAATGAATTAAAAGAATTCCAGGCTAGTGGACAAAAATGGGCCTCCTTGAAGCTGGTTGACCCTGAGAGATATGAACGCTTGAGGAGGCAAAGACATTTGACAGTACTGGCCAAAAACAAAGTTGGGTATCGTAACCTAATTCATATGACATCAACTGCGTGGGATATAGGATTCTATTACAAACCAAGGGTTTGGCTCGATAGACTGGACAAGCATAGGGAAGGCTTGCTTGTATTAACTGGCTGCCTAAACGGCCCGCTATGCCACGAAATCAGGTTAGCATACTTGGCCATGAAAGAAAAAAACAGATCGGCGGCCAAGAGGTATTTGGACATCGCCAAAGATTGGTTGCACAAAATGTATGAAATATTCGGAGATGACTTGTACATTGAAATGCAAATGCCAGGCAAAGACCTAGAAGGATCTATAGAGGCGTTCGCGATGTGTGCTGGCTGGTCTGATAAATTCAGGATAAAGGGTGTGTTGACCAACGATAGTCACTACATCAAGAGAGAGGACTTCGAAGTTCAAAAATGCATGATGGCAATAGACCAGAACACCACGATGGATAACCCGGAATTATTTATAGTCAATTCGGATGAACAGTTCTTTAAGACGAGAGCGGACTTAAGGACCACATTTTATGATGAAGGCTACAGCAATGGTGTAACAATCGACAAATTCGAAGAGATATGTGACAATACAATTATCGCAGCAGATAAGTGCGACGGATTCGATCCGGACCTATCGCCAAAATTGCCGTCTATACCAGATGCCGACAGAAAACTGACATTGCTTGCATTTGACAGACTAAAAAAGCACAATTTATTCAACGACGAGACTAAATACCATATGGACGGCGAAATGGTAACTCACAAACAACAGGTAGAAAAGGAGCTTAAGAGAATAATATCAAAAGGTTTTGCATCATACTTCCTGATAATGATGGATTTAGTACAATATTCAAGAGATAATGGATGGGACGTTGGCCCAGCGCGAGGATCAGCGGGCGGCTCACTGCTATGTTATCTGCTAGGAATTCATAGCCTCAATCCACTAAAATGGAAGCTGTCGTTTAATAGGTTTTTGTCACCAAGCAGGGGTGGTTATCTGTTGAATGTAAAAGCAGAATGATCGATGCAATAGAGTTACTAAGGTCGAGAGGGTTCTGCGCTATTAGTATAATGATAGATCCGACTGGAAACAGTGATGATTGCTATTTGAATACAACGCACAAAAACTTCACAAACGAATTGAGGTTTTTTGCCAGGTTGGACAACATATCGAAACTAAAGGAAATGATATCCACAATTGTAAATATTTATGATAACAAAATAGGTAGGGTGTGGCGGATACCATCGAATAAGAGAATAGCTTTGAATATCTTACCTTACAATCACCTACTGATACAAGGTACTGAATCGGGCATAAGAATAGCCGAAGGAGAATTAAAGTTAGACATATATGACGCCAACGAAATTAAATCAGTTAAAAGAGTTAATCAATAAAACCAAGCAATTAGAAGCAGCCTATATATCGATTGTAGGCGCTGGTAGAACCCAATTCATAGCTGTACATTCAATGTTTAAATGGCCGGATGTTGTTGAATCATTGATTGCAGCAGCATATGAAAATGGAGACGAGTCAAGAATTGTCGAAGACGTTGGTGCCATGATCATACACACGTTACGCGCACTAGTGTTTGGATTCTGCGAAATATTGAATCTTAGGCCCGAAGAAATATCGACAATTGGGAAAACTATGCCAGATGTAGACAAAGGCGACGTTGATGCCATTCTGGACTGGCACAAATCATCATTAAAAACGGCCAAAAGATTAGCAAAGTCTGTTGGGATACCACACTTGGAGATGCTTTCATGAAGATTGAAACGGCTGGTATCGTCAGTGGCAAATACGGTACTAAGTTCTGTGTGATCGTTAAAGACAAGGACAAAAAGAAGACATTTGTGTATGATGGCGGAGATAACGCAACAGTTAATAGTGTTGAACTATTAGCTATGAAATTTGCCGCAATGGGTGTCAAGATTGAGAACGTCACAGTAACTACGCCGAACCAATATGTAGCAAATATGACGAAATATAAAACAGACGGAAAGGAAATTACATGGGACCTTACGCCGAAATCCAACAGAGAGCTAGTTGAAGAAATAAGAGATCTGATTATTGATAAAGATATACAGGTGGTATTTGATAAAAGCGACGAGGCTAGACAATTATGTAGGGAAGAATGACTTGGAATGAGCTCAAAAAGATTGCACTCGTTGCATTAACTAAGAAACCGGACACAAAGCCATATTCTAAACGCCTATCATACGAGTTTGAACAGATAGAATTGCAAGGAATGGCCGATTACTGGGTTGAATTATATGAAAAGAATGAGAAACTCGACGACAATCCAAACGGTCTTGTTTTGCTGCATCTACTTGGCCTGACCGATATCGATCCGGTAGAAGCTGGCATAAAACCAAACATTCAATATCATCCTGATTATCCAGATATTGATTCTGATTTCCTCCCAATCGCTAGAGACCACATTAAGAAGTATGCTGCCGATACATACGGAGTCGATAAGGTGTGCAGTGTCGGCTTATGGCAGACGTACAAGCCAAAGTTAGCATTAATCGACACATGCAGGACTCTTGGGATAGACATAGACGAAATACAAAAGCTTACAAAGACACTCCCGGATGAGTTTGATGACATGGATTATGATGAGGCAGCGGATGCTTATCCGGCATTTAAAGATTATGCCGACAGAAACCAGAACGTAGTCTCACTGGCGTACAAACTTGTGAAACTTATCAAAACGCAGGGTAGGCATGCTGGTGGGCTGATTATCTCTAGTGTTCCTGTCAAAGACCATATTCCATTGACAATAAGCGGCGGCCAATGGACCTCTTCATGGACAGAAGGCAGGAGCACGCAGCTATCAAAATTTGGATTCGTCAAATTCGATATACTTGGCCTAACCAATTTGTTACACATTTGGAACTGCAAGAAATTAATTGAAGGCAATAGGGGGGTGGTCATAGATTGGGATAATATGGACCCGGAAGAAGATCGAGCTGGATGGGAAGTATTTGCCGATGGGAAACGAGAACCGATAAGGTTTAGTGATCCACTGGCCATCAAAATGGCTGACCAGAAACGAGTAGAAACAATTTTTCAGTTTGAGACAGACCTCGCCAAGAGCATTCTGCAAAAGGGCGGTGTTAAAAACTTTAATGATCTGGTGATTTATACGTCTCTTGGCAGACCAGGGCCATTGCCTCTAGTTGATGAATATATCAAACGCAGAGATTCAAGCAGCCAATCATGGAAGGACGACGAGGACCCAAGGATTACAGCGATATTAAAAGACACATACAATATTATAGTGTTCCAAGAACAATTAAGTAGATTCTTCACCGACATATGTGGATTCTCAATCCCAGAAGCTGAAGCAGCACGCAAAGCCGTTGCCAAAAAGTGGGCCGACAAGCTTGCCAAGGTTAAAGACAAAGTAATAGATGGCGCAACCAAGACAATAGGGGGCGCAAAGGCAATTGAATGGTGGAGCAAAATCGAATCATTTGCTAGGTATTGTTTCAACCTTAGCCATGCGATAGCCTACGTAATTATTTCGTACAGGTGTTTGTGGCTCAAATCACATTACCCAGCAGAATGGTGGGCTGCGGTGATGTCTAATTGTAAACACGACAAATTAGTTAGATATATGGGTATAGCCAGAGCCGAAGGTGTTAAGTTTGGTGCTATTAATTTTCGCAAGCTTGGGCCGACTTTCTCTGTTGACGGAGACATGGTTACGCCTGGGCTTGAAAGCATAAAAGGTATAGGTATCAAAGCTGCCCAGAAAATAGCTGGCGAAAGAAGCACAGATTCAATAGATGAGTTCATAGTCCAAGCGGGTAAGAATAAAACAGTTTTTGAGAGATTAATAAAGCTAGGCGCATTTAACGAAATATGCCCAAACCGGCGAGCTTTGTGGCATTGGTACCTTTACAAATATACTACTTCCGGCCAAGAACACAAGGAAATCAAGAAAGAAGTCAACGAAAAACTTGCATGGCAAGAATCTGATATAATAAAGGAACGACAGCGTAGAAAAGCTGAGTATCTTGTGCAATACCCAAACAGAAAAAAGGTGCCTAAGAGCATAGAAAATTGGAAACCAAAACCAAACCCAACATTAACTAAGATAGAAGAACTATATGACGATTACAAGTTTACCGAAAAACTCGCGTTTGAGAAACAGTATCTTGGGTATTATTGGAACTCGCCGCTTGATGCCTACAATTGCGAAGGCCACACTGTAACAGACGCCAAAACACATGGAATACTGGAAGCTGTAATAGAAAGTTTAGAAATGCGCAGAGGCGCTAGTGGTGAATTCATGCAAATGATGGTGACTGATGGTGTAGAACTGGCCAAAATCATGGTCTGGAATAGCGAATTGTCAATTAATGACCCATCTTTGTTTCAGGAAGGAGTCGGAATACGAATCAGGGTTGCATGGAAGGAAGAATACTCTAGTTTCAACATAAGGCCTGGGTCGATTATCCTTCCACTGGAGATGAAAGATGCTTCTTAAATCAAAGGATGGTATAGAGTGTGATATCTGTACGTCGGCATATAGAAATGATTTCACGTATTATTCGTTCGACAGAGTAGAAATTTCAGTTAACGGTGGGTTTTCATCGCCGCCCAAAATGATTGATTCATGTGATATATGTGAATCATGCTTTGCTAACATCAAGAATAAGTGTATTGAAAACCTTGGCCCTATCACCCCTTTACAGATAAAATGTGATTCGTGCCCGAAGTACAGCAAGGGAGCGTCTTTCACGTACTACCAATTAATTGTAACCAAGGTGGTAGTAGATAAAAACAAAAAAGAAGAGGGACCATCTGAAGTAATTCCCAAGCATATGGACTTCAATATGTGTTTCGAATGTGGCGAAAAATGGAAGAAGCACCTTCTTGAATCTAGACAAAACCGCGATAAGAAAGGGGGATGGTCGTGAAAGGAGAAAATTCGATTCCAGCCTTTGAGCTGCGCAACATTTGTATAGGCGATGAATTTGTTGACGCTAGGCCGACCCAATGGGATGGGAAGGATTATACTGGTCAAGGACGCGATAAAGATGGCAATTTGATATTGCCAACAGTGTACATTACAGTGTGTCCAAAATGCGCCCAAATGATTCAATTTACCGTCAAGGACATAATCAAGGAAGAGGACAAAGAAAGGGTAATATGTACGAATTGCAGGGCTGGTGAAAAAGAAATTGAAATGATTAAACTTAGTGCTGTTGAACAGTTGAAGCGAGCAGAAGGGTTGAAGAAGGAAATAGAAAACGCATATCTCGATGTGCCGCAAAAGCAAAAACTGGAAGAGGCAAAGGAAGTGCCAGAAATTGTAGAGCCACCAGAGCCACCAGAGCCAGAACCAAAGACAATCGAACCAAAGATTGAAGGCGATGACATTGATTGGTTTGAAGATCCAATCGCATCCGGGGAAATGAAGGTTGAATAAGTTCGTATTGGGCAGCGGTATAAACGGCCTTATAGCTCGCCATGTTCTTGGGCCGAGTTATAAGATTATTCCATTTAAAAAGTCACGATACTATTCGTTCAACATACCGACAGCAGACGCTGAAATAAAACGCACTGATGAGACAACAAAACTATTAGACGACTTGGCCATCAATGCAATCCCACTGTATTTCCCAGTGGCGGTGTCGCTCGGTGGGGAGTTACTATTTAACAAGAAAGCCTGGATTGGGCCGGTTATAGATAAGATTTATGGTGACAATCCACACCCGTTAGCATCGCACCTTCTTTGCAATGAGGGTTCTGCGTTCATTGCCGCAAAATTCTTGCACGATTTGCTGCTTGACAAGTATAGCGACGAAATTAAAAGAAATATTAATACCGTTGTATCGTCAATTAAAGACCATTACATCGTAATAAATGACAAACCAACCCAGTACGACTCTATCATCAGCACTATACCACTAAACGCTTTGATGAATATCTGTGGAATGCAGGCTGATCTGGAATCCTCCGATTACTACTTATTCTTGATAAATACTAATTTCTTCAATTTAGAAGGCGCTCAAAGAGTATTCATAGGTGACAAACAAATCCCATTTTGGAAAGTTAATATGATTGGTGATGGGCTATATCAATTCTTTTCAAATGAATCGGTCCCATTCGCCGAAGAGTTATTTTCACGTATGACGAAGAATAGATATAAAATAATAGCCGAAACAAGCATCAAGGAAGCTTTCCCACTTGGCGCTCCACCGGCTGGAATCCTATCGCGCTTAGAAGAAGATGGCATAACATGTATTGGTAGTAATGCTAGATGGGATTATTTTTATGATATTGCCACTTCGATTCGGAAATTATTTAGTGTACAACAGTGAAGAAGATAGAATTGTTAGGGAGATCAGACACTTCGATTGGAAACCAGTGAACGACGACAGAATAACAATGCTGAGATCGCTAAGAGACACTTGTAAAGATTGCATCATGTGCCATCTCGGCAGAAAACACTACGGGTATGACCAGCATGTATTTAGCACTATGACACCTAGTAAGTATATGATAGTCGGGCAAAATCCAGGAGTCAATGAGTGCCATCAGGATGAACCATTCGTGGGGCAAGCTGGCATAAATTTCAACAGAGAAATAGAAAAGAATGGTTTAGAACGGAAGGATTTTTACATAACCAACATTTGCAAATGCTATACAGAAAATAATGCTAAGCCAGAGTATGATAGTATCCAGAAATGCCACCCGTTCTTGCAAATGGAACTTGCCATATTAAACCCAGATTTTTTGATTACGCTTGGAGCTATTTCATTCAACCATTTCTGCCCGGACGCAATATACGCAAAAGCCCTTGGGAAGCTAACTCACTCAGAATTGGCTGGCAAGAAAATATTTGCAATATATCATCCATCTCCTAGAAATTTAGCCGACAAAGTTAGAAAAGAGGCTTTTAGTAGACAGGTTAGCTTGCTGTGCAGATTGATTGTTGGGCTTAGGCAAAGGGAGCAAGTGCGTAACTAGTTATGCCCCTAACCTTTTTACGCATCAATGTCCACTTGTCTTCCTTGGTGGTTCTTAAATAACGCTTAAACCGCAAGATCGTACTTGATAGTTCTTTGTCACTACACGATATGGCTTCTATTATGGTAGTTTTGGGAACATGCTTCTGTGGATCACGTTCGTATGATTCTAACAGAATTTCATATATAATATCTAACTTTCCTTCCCATTTTTTCTTTTCTTGGGCTTTCTTATTTATCATTTGTTTGGTCATACCTTGTACTTGGTTTTTCAATTTAATTTGTATGTCGTCTGACAATTTAGCCGAATCCTCAATATCCTTCTTAAGATCTTCGTCCAATCCAAGTTCGATGATTTCTATCTTATCTTCCATCGGAGGTCTCCATGGCCGGTAAATGTTTGTTTTGTGGTTCTGTCAATTTAAATACTACCCTGACCGTTAAAGTTGATGGACAACCACATACTGTAGCTTTGTGTGAGAATTGCGAAGACCAGACCCCAAAGTCTATCAGACAGCAACTCGAAAGAGATAGTAAGAATAGGCTTGAAGAACAGAAGCGACAGCAGAAAATGAAACAGCTCCAGGAACTTGCTGCTGAGCTTGGGGTTGATATCAACAATATACCAGTTATAAGCAAGCAACCACCAGTTCATAAACCAGCACCAATAAGCACAAAACCACATAAGCTGGTGCCCCAGAAAAACAGGCAAACAAAGCAGCCAATTGCTGAGCCGATAGCAGAGAGCCCCACACCAGTAGAGCCAACAACACAACCGCCAAGCGGCGTCGAAAGCCACTCAGGATACAGCCAAAAGGATCTCGCATATTGCAAAATACAAACTACTGCCAAAGAGAATCAAGTAGTCGAGACATCAACCAGAGGACCAATTCCGCTACCAAAGAGGATATTTGACAACGAAGGCGGAAATACCGACATAAGAATTGTTAAGACTGGAAATCGCGAACTACAGAGAAGGTTTGAATCTATGGCAGCAGCATCGAAGGCCAATGACAACTCTCACCATTTCGGCAAAAGTGGATACAATATCAATGATTGCCCTGCATGCGGCGGCAGCGGCAAGGCTCGCACAGACCCAAAGCAAACATGCCCAAAGTGTAATGGTGGCGGTATTTTTGAACGTCAATGATGGCTGTTGACGTTGTATGGTCTGATTTTCTTGCTGCTAGGGCTTAATGATTTGATGTTGCTCCACACCTGATCTGGGTACCCAATCTTATCAGTGGCTGGTTGATTTGTATATGCGCCGAAATATTTCCTGTGGCGCGTTTTAAGCGGGGTGTCCTGTACACCACTTCTAGCTGGTTGTGATGGCAGGCCTAGTGTTGGCTCTGCTGGCTGCCCGGTTAATTCTGGGCTATTGGGGTCTAGTTCTTTAGTTAGCAAAGCTTTGTATTTGTCAAAAGCTATTCTCATCGTGTGTAAATTAGATAAGTTCATTAAGATCTACTACAATAAAGAATCCTGTGCATCCATCTCTCTGCACAACTTCTAGATCTTCAATGGAGCATATGTCACCGATCATTATACGCAATACTTCTAATATGTGATTGGTATCTATTCCAATTATATCTGTGTCGATATCGTGGACAGGTTTCATCCGTATGACTAATTTATCACTGCCAAACCCATATCCATTTGAGAATATGGGATTCCATTCATCAATACCGGTTAGACATATTCTTTCGAGCGGGTTTCTTAGCCTGCTAGATATTGTTTGGAGTGATTGCTCATCAATTACCATTAGCAATTAATTTCCAGAATTCTTCTTCAGCCATATCGAGTTTTTTGAGGATCTCTTCTTGATCAACCACCGATTCAGACTCGTTTTTGGCCTCTACCAACGTGAGTTTCATGGAATCATCAGCCGGTGTGACCTTATATGTTATCGTCCAGCCGTCGTGTTTGATTTCGTCTTCGAATCCTTCCATGTAGATTCCACCCTTCCCGCCCCTTTCACCATCTGGGGCGGGCCCACCACCAGTGAATGGCTTGCTCTGTTCTGAATCCCTATTATCAGCATTCCTTGTCATATCGGCAATATCTGCTATATTAGGATTCCATCCAGCATCATGTTCAGATAGTTTGGTGCCGGATAGTTCCTTTGTCATTTCTTCTAAGTATTTGAATGCACGTTCTTTCTCTGGCGTCGGTACAGCCCTGGCGGACATCTCTCTGTCAAAAGATAATTTGAACGTCGGATTGTCAATATATTTGTGGCTATGCACAGCAAAGAAAGCCGAGCTGATAGATTCAGCAAATGGAGACTTAGATACTTTCAGCGCGAAAGCGTCATCAATACCTTCCCACCTAAACTGAGAAGTATGTGAGGTCTCGCTAGAAATGGGCAACCCAAGCTTTGCGTCCTGCTTAAGCATGGTAGAAATTGCTTCTAGTAAAGCTTTTTCTTTATCGGTGAGAGCCATTCTTTCCTCCTATACCTTATCTATATTTACATTTGATTAGGATGCTGAGAAATTGCTAAAGCAATTTGACATAGTTAGAATTATCTCTGCTAAGAATATTAAATTCGTATCTGGCCCACGTGGCAGAGCAGCCACACCAGACGGCGACTGGTCAATAGTAGCTATAGTCGGATATGATGTGATGATAGCCAAAGACGAAACAATAGTGAGAGCGCCATTGAACGCGATAAGACTAGTCGCGTCTTACAGCCCACAAAGCTATATAAACCGGAAGATTAAGGAGCACAAAAGTGGTAGATCAGATTGATCCTTTTGAAGAAATACGCAAGAAATTTGGCGAAGGCGCAATTATCCGTGGTGATACAGTCGTCAACAAGAACATTGAATCAATTCCAAGCGGGTCTATTAATTTAGATATAGCTCTTGGCGTTGGCGGAATCCCGAGGGGGCGCATATGCGAGGTATTCGGCCCAGAAGCAAGCGGCAAGACGACCCTCGCGCTAGAAACCATAGCACAAGCCCAAAAACGAGGTGGTACGGCAGCGTTTGTTGACGTAGAACACGCATTGGATTTTCAATACGCCAGAAATATCGGCGTTAATATCGATGAGTTGATGATTTCACAGCCAGATAGTGGCGAAGAGGCTCTTGAAATAGCTGAGATCCTGTGTAAATCAAACAAAATAGACATTGTAATAATTGACTCGGTGGCCGCATTGGTTCCACAGGCTGAATTAGACGGTGAGTACAAGGATGCGAATATCGGTGCCCAGGCTAAATTGATGTCGAAAGCCTGTCGTAGGCTTAAAGGTATCGTTAATAAAAGCAAGACCGCGCTAGTTTTTATCAACCAATTGAGGGAGAAAATAGGCGTGATGTTTGGCAGCCCAGAAACCACTCCCGGTGGGCGTGCATTGAAATTTTATGCCTCCGTGCGAATCGATTTGAGGCGTGTGTCATCTATCGATGCACCCAAGGGAGGTGGAGACAGTGGAGACGGTAAAGACAAAATAGGCAACAGGGTAAGAGCCAATGTCATTAAGAATAAAGTAGCACCACCATTCAGGAAAGCAGAATTCGACATCGTTTTTAGTGAAGGAATATGTAGGGAATCGGAAATTATTGATCTTGGCGTGAAGAGCAAAAAGCTTGACAAGTCAGGATCATGGTATAGTTACAATGATTTTAGAGTCGGCAATGGAAAACAAGCGGCTGTAGAATTCCTCAAAAATAACCAGGAAATCTATGACGAGCTGATGGAAGCAGTTCTAGATGAAATGATGCCGCTTAGGAGAATCAAGAATGACGACGACGCCTGCGCCGACGTGGAGCATAACTGATATAGTATATCTTCTAGCATCGGCCAAAATCGGTCATTTAGAAGCGTATCAAATTACAGGGGTCACCAGGATAAGGGGCAAATGGCTTTACACAATAGACGTTGCTCAGAGATTGCCATCTGAAGCTACTGTCATGGACATGGTAGATCTCAAGAACCCAAGGACGATGTATTTTGATGAAAGAGAACTGATAGGCATGGAGGAAGCCTTTCTTCTGGTTAGAGCTGCCCTAACCAGAAAACTAAACAAAATCAATGAACTGATTGATAAGCATTTTCCTAATGGATCAGAGTCTTAACCAACCATTTGGACCAAATGAAGAAAAAGCAATAATATCATTAGCATTCTCCTCACCAGAATTTTATAGTTCAGTTGGCCAACACCTCGACGTAAAATATTTCAACAATCCTGCCGTACAATACGTGTTCGCAATCATAGATATGTTGTATGAGCAGCACGAAATCGTACCAACACGGGAGATGGTTAAAGATATAGCATTAAAAAGGCTTACAGTAGATGACGAATACCAGGACGTCATAGACATAATCGACCGCGAATCTGATCCAAGGGAGATCCCGGTTGTCAAAGACACTCTTATCGGATGGGCAAGAGAAAAAGCTTACGGTTTACTATACAGCAAAGACGCAATGGATGCATATGACAGAGGCGATTTTGACTCATTGGGCGACATAGTAGAAAATGCCCAAAGGATAGTAGATGTATCACAGACTGGTGATCAATTCTTTAAGACATATCAAACGATATTTGATACAAGCACAGAGGTAAAACTTACGACCGGCTTTAAAGATCTTGATAGATGGATCAATGAGGGTGGGCCAACAAAGGGCGATGTTTTTGTCTGGATGGCACCAACCGGTATTGGGAAAACTATGATACTAGTCAATACCGGTGCTATGTGCTTCAGAGCAAACCAGAAAGTCCTGCACATAACATTGGAGATCTCAACACACAAGACTAAATTGAGGTACAGCGGTGTCTTTACTAGAATGCCGATTTCACAAAGATATTCAAACAAAGACAGAATGGTTGAACGAATTGATAGAGAACGTGCCGGGTCTAGCGGTGATATAATAATTTATGAGTTTCCGCCAGATGAAATTAGTGTCGATACTATACACCAGGTCATAAAGTGGTTAAAGAGGACGAAGGGCTGGAACCCTGATGTGGTTATCATCGATTATTTGGAGCTGATGGTTTCAAGGCGGTCCGCATATAATAAGGAAGATTATATAAAGCAAAAGAGCGTATCTACTGAGTTGCGTGGGTTGGCCAAGAAGGAAAATGTATTGCTGTTTACTGCAACACAGACAAATAGGGAAGTCAAGAAAGACAAAGGCAAGAACGGACCTGGTGATGGCGGCAATTTGATCGACGTCAATCGCGCAGCAGAATCATATGGCAAAATGATGCCTTCAGATTATGTGGTTAGTCTAAACCAAACTCCTGACGAATACAAGCAGAATCGTATCAGATTTTATATAGCCAAAAACAGGAATGGGCCGAGATTCAGAACATTGAGCGCTAAAGTAAATTATGATACAATGGTTGTCCAGGTAGATCCATACAAAGCCATAGGAGGTTAAATGCCAACATATCATTATAGATGTGCTAAGGGGTGTAAATTTGATGATCTTAAGAAACAAACAGGCAAAAAGAATACCATAAAAAATACAATTGTCGCTGTAAAGAGCGGTGATTTAGTATGGGAAGAAAGACATCGGATGTTATTGGACCCACCTATCAAGTGCCCTCTATGCAACGGAGAAGCCATCAAAACTCTTGAGGGCATTGGCGCACCAGTATCTTACATTCGTGGATATGGCTATCTCGACAGAAAAGGTTGTCAAAGAGACATGGATCTATACAAGCTAGACAAAGGAGAAGACCCATACGCAAGTCTTAGGCAACCCGGAGAAGTTGACGAGATAAAAAACAATCTACGAAAGCCGAAGAAGAAGCGCCAATATTATACATGATCATCTTTACGGCATTCGATAGCAACACGCCACCAAAGCCGCTAGTTACATTTATAAACGATGGCGAGCACAATAGCACATACCCATTGTATGCTAAGGGGACCGGGAAAACTTTGTATGAAGTTAACAAAACTATCAGTCAGATATCAGAAATAATTACATCAAGCAAAACACAGGTTCTACTAAACAACCCTAAAGCACATCTCTACGCTTTCAACATACTCGATACCAGCAAGCTTAACCAGTTAAATATTCACGTACCGAACGGAGCAAGCGACAAGCAACTTGCGATGTTATTCCAAACAATCATCAGCGCCAACCCACAACCGACCAAATGGCGGAACTTGCTTGGCAGAAGCGCTGAAGTCTATAAGGTTATGGAAAGCAGAGAATTGTACCTAGATGAGCAACGTGTCTACCCTAGCTATGAATTGGATACGTTTACAGGTAGGTCTAGATGTACTAGATATAACATGCAAGGCATAACGAATGGTACGCCAATAAACACCGGCAATGACGAAGACGTATTAGTCTGTCTTGATTGGATAGCAGCTGACATTAGAGCTGCCGCAGCGTTTTCTAATGACGAATACCTAAATGAGAGCTTTCAGAAGTCAGACCCACACACGATGCTGAGCGAAGCATTAGACATACCTCGTGATGAATGCAAAAGACTATATCTTAGAACAATATACTCGATAGATTTGGAGTCACCAATATTGGAAGTATTTCCTGAATTAAGAGAGTGGATGATCAAACAGGCACAAAAGTTGGCAAAGGATGGCTACCTGAGTTCTTTGCTAGGTAGACGATTTAAAATTGGTGACAGAGACGAAAAAAGTGTATTTAATGCTGTGCTGCAGGGAACGGTTGCGCATGCTATGCAATCAAGCTTGATACGCATGGCACCTGAATTAAAGAAGTATCTGGTGACTGAAACACATGATTCGGTCGTATTTGCTAGCAGGCCCGGATTGGTTCCACATATCATAAAAGCCGCATCTGATATCATGATAAAGCCGCTAGATGAGTTCCCAAGATTCCCGTTGAGAGTATATATCGGGAAGGTTTGGAAAGAATGGAAATTTTATAGGGATTTCAGATGAAGGACTGGTTCTCAGAGAATCTGAGTGAAGATTTAATAAAGCGGGTTATCAGAATCAGAGTCGATATGGGTGAAAAGAATATCGTAGAAAGAGACTTCAGACCCGATTTAAAGATTGACTACGAAACATTGGAGGAAGACCTAACTACAACTCCGCAAGAGTTTGCATTTTGGGCTGCTGTATATAGCGAACAGAAAGCGACAGTAGCAAGTTTAGATAGAAAAGCAAAAAGGAGAAGAGCTATAGCCTATGAAATGATCATACAGGAATCGAGAAAAGAAGATTGGCCAAAAATCCCGGAAAAGGTATTTAGGGAATTGGTCGAAAAGGATGATGAGCTATTAAGGATAGAGACTCAACTTATCCTTGCGAATAGAACTATGGGTAAGTTATACAACATAGTTGACGCAATCAAGATGAAATCTGACCATCTCCGGTCATTAGCTGGATTTAAGCGCCAAGAGCAGAGAGAATCGACTTAGGAGGAGTGATGGATTCAGAACAGAGGCAAAAATTGTTAGCTAAAATTCAAAAGGGAATGAAAGAACAGAAAAGTGGGAGTAGAGACCCAAATCAATTTAGGCCCCCTAACGTAAAACCTGATGAAACAGCTAAATTCAGATTTATCATATTGCCTGGGCTGATAAAGGGGGAGAAGTGCGCTGGGGGCACAGTAACAAAAACCATGTATAAAGTTGCCGGGCAAGAACCATCAGCCGAAACCATCGAAGAGAGACGACTTGTAGAAGTATCTTTCTCGGTAAATGGCGGGCTGCATTGGATCAATACTAGGCCATACGGATGCCCAAGGCTATTTGACGACGAGCAATGCCCATGGTGTGAGCTGGGCTTCGAGCTCAGAAACCAGACTGACATTGAAGAAGAACGCAGGAGGATCAGCAAGCTATATCTGCCGAGGCCATCATTCAATGTCAACATTTACTTCCCACCGTCGAAAGTTAACCCAACTGACCTACATGGTAAGGTGATGTGGTACAATATGCCAAAAACAGTCTTTGATAAGACTGAAGAAGTATTAATGCGTAGTGGACCAGGAGATGCTGAGGATCCGCTTCCATGGGGCATCTTCTATGATCCACACGAATGCTTGATCTTCCAGCTTGAAATAACGCACAAGGGCGGGTACAATAACTACGAAAAGTCCAAGTTTTTGACCAGCAAATACCAGTTGGCAGATTCAAGCGATGAAATTCAAACGATTCTTGACCAGCGTTTTGATATCTGGGATAAGGTGCCACCTAGAGATGTTGCTGCTCTGACCGAAATGCTGAGTAAAGTCGGCACCGGAAGCACAGATGCCCTTGAAACGCCTAAGGATGCACCAAAGAAAAGCACGCCAAAGAGTGACGAAGACGAAGAGGAGTGTATGCCAAGCAGCACCAAATCGACGCAACCAGAGAAGGCGTCAGCGCCAGCACCAAAATCAGCGCCAGAGCCACAATCTTCAGTTAGTGAAATCGATGATCCTGAGTTACAAAAACTAATGGGGCAAATTAAGGACGATAATATCTAACCTCTCCGGTGCTCATGGTAGTGCGGGTGGGGGCAGGGAAACCTGCCCCCATTCCTTATATGGAAGATGTTGAACACCTACTAATTGATGGCAAAAACTCGATATATCGAGCAATTTTTGCTGGCTATTACGACTCTTATTTTAAGAGTACTGGGCATGATTATGCGGTAATACTGATAAGGTTTCTAAGCAATTATATTAATCTACTAAAACCCAAAGCCGTGCATGTCTTTTGGGATGCCCCAAGAAACGAAGTATGGCGCAGAGGCATACTGCCATATTATAAAGAGCACAGGGTTGATAAGTACAAGGATCTAGGGTTCAATATACGCGAAGAATTGAAACGCCAATTAAGTTTAGCTATTCTGTTTTTCCAGGACATGAATTGTAGACAATACTACGTGCCTGCTATGGAAGCAGACGATTTAATATATGCATTCTGCTCGATAAACAATGGAAAAACTGTAATTGTATCAAGTGACGGGGACTTCCAGCAGATTCCATACAAATACGGCCATGTTTCAATATATAATCCGTTATCAAAAGACCAACAAGTGTTGCCAAAGCCGTCCATCGATGTCATTGTAACTAAGGCACTAATGGGCGACAAGTCCGACAATCTAATTGGTTATTACAATGTAGGTGAAGTCAGATCAAGAGAGATGGCAGAAGACCCCAAGAAGAGACAAAAGTTTTTGGATTCGGACAAAGCCGTTGCCATGATCGACGGGGAGTTGGTGCATGTTGGGCACGAACTATTTAATACCAATAGGAAATTAATTGATTTGTCATTGTGCCCATATCTAGCAGACAACAGCGCATATGTTGAGGCGAAACAATTTTCACCAGTTAAATTTAACCGTGTCAGGATAGAAAAGACAATTATGGATAATAAAGTGCGGGGACTTAAAGTTGACCTACCGAGATATCTCGGACCATTCCAGAATCTTACGGCTTATACGTAACTATCATAGTGTTTGTAATTATTTTGGGCTCAAATCCGTCAGTCGCTTCATTCGTCAAATATGCTTCGATAGTTGGATAATTTTCAGAATTTGGTACATTATTATTCGGAAATATCCTCATTTCCGTGCTGGATGTAGCATGTTCTGAAATAAGGGCCCCCTGCCCAAGTGCTTCTCCATCGGCCCCAATCCGCTTCGGTCCATATGTTACGACGTGAGCTGTAGCCATAATTTCCTCCTTCTATCTATATTTACTTTTGCCATTCCAACCGTAAATAAAATGTATGGCTGATCACAGCAAAATAGGGAAAAGATCAAAGGCAAAGGGTAAGAGGTATGAATCCAGAGCAGCCAAATTACTTACCGATTTTACCGGAGTAAATTTTCGCAAGACTCCTGGCTCTGGCGGATGGAATAAAGCTGGAGGGGTAAAAGTCGCAGATTATGTATTTTGTGGTGATATAATTTGTGACAATAAGCATTTCGTATTCTCAGTTGAAGCCAAAAGCAGAAAATCATTTAGCTTCGTCGCTATACTGAAAAATCCAGAGATAGCGGCTTTCACAGGTTGGTGGAAGCAATGCATAGAGGATGCTGTGTCCATACACAAACTGCCATTCATGATGTTTAAGCCAGATTACCAAGAAGATTTCGTAGCTTTAACGGAAGAAGGAGAGTCAGCGTTAGGAATACCAAACAATACTCCAAGATTTACTCTGGATGTGTATGATGATGTACCAACCCCAAAAATATTTAGGTGGAAGACACTGATTTCCAGTGTAAATCCGGAGTTTATGTTTCAAAGGGATAAAAAATGGCATGTTGCGGCAAGGCCAAAAAAGTCGGAACAAGAAGCATCAGAGTGAGGAGCGGAAGAGGAGGGAAAAAGTGCCCAATGTGTGGTTCGATCTTAAGGAAAATACATGCATATGACTATGGCACCAGAAAACCAAGGGTCACTCTGAAATGCGCAAATCCGGCCTGTGCATATAGGGCTAAACAATGAACGACATACTGATATGGGCTGCTGCGGTTATAGCTATAGAAGCAGCGGTTGAAATAGAAACAGAGTCAGAAATTTTTATAATCATGAGGGACAAACTTACACAGGCCAAGATCCTTGGGTGGTATTTAAACACACTACTAAGTTGTGGATATTGCCTTTCGGTTTGGGTTTGTGTAGTCGCCGCTCTGTTTGTTCCCGGGGATATCATAACAGCTAACAACCAGTTAGGCCAGATTTTCGCCAAAATTGGATTGGCTGATTCGGTATTTCAGGCTATATTATTTGGTTCGGCCAATTATATAGTCAAGATACTCGTGCTACACAGACTGTCAAATATTACCCATGAACCGATAAACAGATGGTTGAATAAAGATCCGTTTATCATTGCTTTCGGAGGCACGAATGAAGAAGGAGGAGCAGCCACAGAAAGTGGTTATCAGGAACGAAATAGAACTGAGAAAGATGCTGCAGAGATACCAGCCAGGAGTGGAATCGCAGGCGAGAAAGACGTTGCTTGATAGTTTCAATTTAATAAAAACTAGGATCGATTCGAAAGAGCATATCAAAAACGTAGACGAAGATGCATTTGGCGGCTATAAACCAGCGCCATTGGTTGTAAACGATTCGATCCCAGGTCTTGATATTTTCATAAGAGACAAAATGGGTGGGCGCAGGGAGGGAACGTCCATTGTGTGGATGGTCGATGATGTCAAGTGGGTATTTAATCCTTGGAATGGCGAACTTAAAAGAGATAATTGAAGTATTATTCATCGGCGTAGGAATTGCCTCTGCGTGGTTTTATATACGTAGCTTATTCATAGGCAATCCGCCAACCAAAATGATGGCTAGATGGGCTATCAATATAATCCCAATCAGCATTTGTATTGCTTGGGCGTTGAGGATTTTGGGATGGATATGAAAAACTTGCAGGTTGATCTAGCGCATTATAATACTATTTCAGAATGGAAGCCTGCGATTGGTGACTTCTTAGTGCATCATGGTTGGTTAACACATTGGTATGGTGTAGTTAGCCAGTTGGGCAGTGACGGAACAATTGAAGTAGTTACAGCAGGGTTACCAATGCTTTTGCTGCTACTCCGCAATAAAAAGATGGAGAAAGCCAAAAAGATCATAGACATCGCCGATATACATACATCTAAAGGTGGAAAGTATGCCGCAATCAAAAGCATCAAAAGCACCATTGTCTGGTATATCTGACCTACCAATACCACAATCTTATCCACCAATACTGGCGATAGATGAAGTACCAGAGCTCAGTGGTAGGCTGGTATACGTCATTGAAGGATATAAATTGAGTGGGTATTCTATATTGGTCTTCAACCACGAAGGCAATATCGGCATAAGGTGCGGGGATTTTGACGGCAATATGATAGACCCTCCAGATGGCGCTCGCGAGCATGTTGATAAACTATTGCCATTAATGAAAGCTGGAAGAATTGAATTTGCGCAGTTTTACTTCTCAGATGATATGTTGGTCGACATAAGAGTTTCACTAGACAAAATGGCTGGCCCTGGAATGCTGAAAGACCTTTGCGGTAATGTTGTCCAAACACAGAAAATCATAGACATAAAGCAATTTGACGATGATTTAAAGGAAAAGCTGCCTGAATTGGGATATGTGATTTTAAAGCATAGTTCGTTCAAAACTATTATTAGAGATGGTAAAATATTGCCGCTTTATGGATTGAGCACAGCAGATGCCACTAGAAAAACCAGAAGAAAACTACGATAGCTTACTTGGGCTGGGAGCGGAAGAAGCGCCAGAGGCACCACAAGAAGAATCCGAAGCTGCCCAAAAATCCACCGAAGATGGCGTCGATCTACTCACAAGAGCACAGGATTGGCTCGTTAAAACAGCGTCAGACGTCAACAAAGTAGGGATAGTTCTGGGTAGCAGATACGACGACCATTCGACCAGATCAAATCTGTCAGCAATTGCCGACCAATTAATGTCGATAGCCAATAGTTTAAACGAAAAGATTGTAAGAAGCGCAGCAAAGGGAGCCGATGTTGCCGATCTTTTCCCAGGAGATTAGATGAAACTAGACTTGATATACGAAACTACTCTTGTTGGCGCGATTGCATTCAAGCCATCGATTTTAAGTAACAAAGCAGACGCTGAAGTATCCAAACCACGCGGCCACATGCGCTGGTACTTGTCGTTTGCAAATAGCAGGCCGGTATTCGGGTTGATGGAAGACGACGACGAAGACAACTTTAACAAATCCCAGGTACAATTTGGAGATCAGACGACACAACCTAAAAAATTGGTTTGGCAACCAATGAATAAAAAACATTCACAAGACAGGAAAAGATGGTACTATGGCTATAGTGCCAAAGCTAAACCACCAAGACAATCTTCTCCGAGCTACCCACCTCCAGATAAAGACCATTCAGACTTTATCCTTAAGTAAGTATATATTGCGAAATGGCTAGACTAGTAGAATATGTTAATCCGAATCCACACGCTATTCAAATCGTCGGTCCCAACAGGGAACAGGTAAGGGTATCAAAATTCTCTAAAATAGTCCTATCAGACTGGTTCATCGATCGATACACACCAAAATTTCTAAGAGTCGTCAGAATTCTTGGTGAAGACAATCTATCACCACCACAGATGAATGTCGTCCAAGAGGTACCAAATATCAGGGTGATGGGCGAAAAACAGAAGTCGATGAGGACGGTTAGAAGGGCTAGGCAGGTTGTCAAGAAATCATTCAGGGGGGTAAGAAGCGGGAGGTCCAGATACGTTGGCAATAAACCAATAGTTGGTAAAGCACTGGGTCACGCTGCGGATCTTTACAATCAAGCTGTTCAAGATGTACAGGTGGCGATAAGTGATGGAATAGGTGTCGGTGTTCTAAGCTTTAACAGGTTAAAGCCGCTACAGAGATTAATTGGCTCAATTAGGAAGTACACAGATCTGTCAAGGACGACTATATTTATAAGCGACGATGGATCAACAAATGAAAGCTTAAAAGATTGGTTGGACAAACAGCCAGACATCATAGTATTAAAGAATTCAACAAATATTGGCATAGCTGGCAACACAAACCGGCTAATGAATTGTTTAAAACGGTTTAAATACAAAATCATATTAAATGACGATGTCGAAATTCTATCACACGCTTGGGAGAGATTCTATTTTGAAGCAATGCAGAATACTGGGTACCATCATTTCTGTTATCGCCAAGAAGGATTGCACGGTGCGTCAAGGCAGCAGAGCCAGAAGAAATCAGTCAATGGCAAAATAATATATTCAGTAACCGACAAGCCGCATGGTGCTGTAATGGCTTTTGATGACAAAGCGTTTGATGCAGTTGGTTATTTCGATGAAGCTTTAAGCCAGTATGGCATGGAACATGTGGACTGGTCAAACAGGGTTGGTGTTGCCGGGTTACAGCCATACGGGTTCCACGACGTAGAAGGATCTGACAGGTTCTTTGCCATACATAGAGAAAAATCTGCATTGATTACAAAGGGGCAGCACCTTAGGGAGAACAAGGCCAAGTATGCTAATCTGCGCAATGATAAAAGCAGAATTCACATAAGTGCTACGTCAAAAGCCAATGTTCCTGCCATATCAGTAGTCATACCGGTAAGAGATATTGGAAGATCAGACTGCGTCAATATGGTGATCAGAAACATTAAAGCACAGAGATATCCAGAAATAGAAATCATTGTGGTAGAACAAGATCAAGAACGAAGATTTAATGGCAAAGAAGGTGAACCATTCCGTTACATGTTTGTTGCCAATCAGAGACCAAACCAGGATTTTAATAAATCAAAAGCTTTCAACGCTGCAGTTTCTGCTACATCGTACGAAAACGTGATCTTACACGATGCTGACATAATCGTTCCAGTAGATTACGTGGCACGAATTGTTGATGTGTTAATAAGATTTGATTCATGCCATATCGGATCTAAAGTCCTGTATCTTGATCGGCAATCTACGTTGCATATGTGCCAGATTGGCAATCTTAGTAGAGGATATAACTGCGAGAGGGCAGTTGGGTATTTTGAGGGCGGATCAATAGCCTTCAAGAAAGAGTTTTATTATAAAGTTGGTGGTTTCAATGAAGCATTTGAGGGGTATGGTGTAGAAGACTGCGATTTCTTCGAAAGACTGAAGGATAATACCAGATTCTTCAATACACGTTCTGTTGATATGTTCCATCTCTGGCATTCAAGAACTCCAGGGTGGAATGATAGGCATGCACGAAACAAAGACTTACTAAAAGCTATAAACAGGGACATGAGTAGGCTAGAGTATTTAAATCATTTAGTGGCACAAATTAAAGCAAAATATTCAGAAGCGGGGAAATATGTCTAAACTCACCGTATTTGTAACCAATTCTAAGTCCGGCGCATTTTTTGAAATAGCGAAGGGATGGTGTAATGCGTTAAGAATAATGGGCCACAAGCCGTTGCTATGGGACGGCGACCAAAACACCTGGGACAGGAATCCTCCTGATATTTATATTGGTTGTTCTGGGTGGCGTCAACAACTCCCACGCGGACACAAGGCAAAAGTAGCCATCCATGTCAACCCGTATTGTGATGAAGTTATGCAGGTTCCAGGTGGTCCAGTTATCAACGAAAGTGCTGATGCGATAAAATGGACTTTGGCGCAGAATCCGATATTTGTTTTTGGATATGGTCTACAAGATGATATGGTTCAGTGGTGGTATAGATGGAAGAGGGACCATGACATAGACATTGTTGGGATGCCAAATGCGGCTGATACAACGCTGTATGCTCCTGGCCCAACCGTTCCAAATTTAGTCTGTGATGTCGGTTGGGTAGGCGGATACTGGGGATATAAGGCAATAAATATGGACAAGTATTTATTGCCCGTAGCGAGGAAATACAAAACGATTTGGCTTGGGTGGAGTGGCCCTAAGGATTTATGGAAAGGAAAGGCTTCACAGGGCCAGGTGCAGTCACTGTTCAATTCTGCCAAAATATGTCCATGTGTTGTAGAACCACACACCACGAAATATGGTATAGATATTCCAGAAAGGATATTCAAAGTTGCAGCTAGTGGAGCACTTGCAGTTTCAGACCCAGTGCATGGTATCGACAGATTTTTCTCGTCCGACGCTCTACCGCTAGCAACAGACCCAGATAACTACATGGACCTATGTGATACATATATTAAAATGTCGCCAGAGGAAAGACAGGCTCAGGCTATAAAATTAAGATCAGAGGTGATAAGGAAGCATACTTACCTCAGCAGGATACAGACGATGTTCGAAGCGTTTGGGTATTATAACGAAGCAGATAAATGTAACTTAGTCATTTCCAAAATTGGTATTTAGCCATAAACCATTTCATAGCATCTGGTTTCGCTTTGATTGCACAATTTCTAATGAGCTGAAGAAAATCTTTTGTCCTGCTATGAAACTTAGAAACCCATATGGCGAACTTATCTGATATGTCTTCAGCTGTGATAGTATCAAACTGTTTCCACAATCTGATAGTTTTACTTTTCCATACCACTGATGCAGTCTCTTGCATATGCGAAATATACACACACAGTGACACAACGACTTTGTCGTCGCTAACATCAGCTTTGCCAATAAGACTTGCCAAAACATCGCTTGGTGTGCCATTCAATGCCAGTTCTTCGTCGTGCCACTTCATGTCAGTAACCCGTATTTAACGTTTATGGAAAAGAGAAAAAAGAAGCGCATACCAGAAAATAAATTAAGATGTTGCGTCGGCCATTGCAATGGTCAAACATCCATTTTGTATTATAGATGGTACCCATTATGTTTGAAGCATTGGGAATCTCATTGTGACAATAAATTCAAATACAAAGAGCATAAAACTCTGAGAGATTATCTTGGGTTGCCACCAATTAAGAAACCAGAAGGCATGGAACATCTTGATGACTCATATTTTGCGGAAAAAATGGACTTGTTGGTCGATGTTGGACTTAACGTCCCAATCGTAGCAAAAGAAGAATTAGTTTCATGGAAGCCTGGGCAAGTAGCTAAAAGGGAAATAAACTACATTGACTTGTGTGTCAAGTGGAACAAGGAAAAGAATGAAAATTCTGAAATCTATGTTGATATCAAAGGAACACGCGTATCATTGCTAAAGACACAAGGTACTGGGATGAAATTTGCATCAAAGGCCATGATAGAAAAAGCAATCAATGACATGCAGGGCATTCTAAATGACACTGACCTGGAATACCTTGAATCAAGAATCAAAGACAAATTTGGCAAGAGCAGGCTATGGAAATCAGTGGTAGACACCATGTTGATGGAGAAGCTGCTTGGCAACTGATACATATGCCAAAGGTGATCCGATAAAAGTAACTACATTTAAAACAAAGGTGGTTGGTATCGAGGTGCTTGTCGAAGGATTTACTGGGATTTTCATAAGGGAATACAAAAACGATTGTGGATTATTCGCTGATGTTTATGATGACGAAGGTAACCAGCGCACAATCCCGATTGAATATGTTAAAGACATCGGAGACGATACTGAATTAGAATTTGACGGCGAAACATACAGTATAAAATGTATAAATTGTGGTGATTATAGATCGGTAAGACCACAGAACGTGAGCCAAATAAAAAGATGTGTAAAGTGCCAGCGAGAACACGCTAGGAAAGCGGCGAGAGAAAGAATAAACAGAAAGCGGGGTAAAGTATGAAAAGAGCACAATTCCAAGACGATAGCGGCAAATGGCATGATATGCCAATGCTTGACTTCAAATTGACTCCAGAGACGGTAGCTTTCGAAGGCGCGAAGCAGCAGGGGTTAACTACAAGAGTGGTCGAGGATAAAGATGGGAAGCTAGTTGTGCTTAACATATATAGGAAACAAAAGCGGAGGATTAAATGAACTCGTTAGAGTTTCAGAGCAAGCTTAGAGAAGCTGCAGGATCTAAATACCAAGACGTCATGAGTCTGATTCGTGAATTTGGAATCGAAGTATTGACAAAAGTGTCATCTGTTGATGCCGAAATCGGATCGTTAAAGATAAGATCTATAGACCAATCCCAAAAACCATCACATATCAGAAGATTTCAGTTTAAATGCGAAATAGACGGCAAACACATTGATGAGATCAGAAGAATAGAACTCGATCCGATCGATTATACTGATGGCGATCTTTTTATGGCGAGAATAACGCTTAACCCAATCATTAAGGAGAGCACGGATGAGGGATCCAGGTCTGGCTAATATATTATGCGGCAATGAATTAATCATAGCCCAGGTAATAGACAGGAAGAATAATCTATATAAATCTCTTAATATTATTATGGGAGACGTCAACGTATACGATATCATCGAAGCGGTGCCAAACGAGAGCGGCGTGCTTGAGGTTAGGACAATAGTAGAAGAAGGTGTTCCCCATAAGGGGTTGTACTATTACAAAAACATGAAAGATTGGACAGAACTGTGCATTAAAGCAGTGGAAGTTAGTGATAGGTGCATACTGCAGGGCTTGACAACACCCAAAGGTGTCGAACCAGGTGTGGTTGCTATGGCCTATGAAGCTGATTTTGATCCAGAAGCAGAATTCGGAGAATTGATTCAGGCAATTCCAGAAGAATGAAACCAGACAGCTGTTTTTTGTGCAACAGCCCAATACAACGATTGACAGAGGATCTTACTTATATCTCGCGCAACGGCATAAACATGCCGGTCTGCGATACATGTACAATATTATTATACGAAATACGGAGAAAATTCAGAGTATCATATGGATTGATAATCGGAAAGACACCAGAGGGGTTACTGATAGCCAGGGATGATATCTCCGTTTAACCTTCGATGTGTTTCTTTTGGCTTCCCTTGCCCGTTCGTCGGTTAGAGGCTATTCTGGTATTAATCGGAGCCTTTTGTGGCTCCCCGTGGCTTCCGAGAGGCTTTGGCGGTCCAAACCGCATTCCTTTAGGTGGCAATCTAGGCAACTCATAATCACCTTTTGATGCTTTCTTTTTGGTTTCAATTTTATCCATCATATTGCATATCTTTGATATAGTACTTGAAGAGGTTTTTGGCTTACCATCAATTATGCGCGCACCAGCAATAACACCAATATTTGCAGTTTTTGATCTGGGCCATGGCTTAGTCATCTAAATCATCCTTAGTTTCATCTTCGTCATCATCTTCTTCGTTATCTTCGCCAAAGACTTCTTCCATGTCTTCGAGATTTTCAAATATTCTTTCTAGCATTCCTGTGTTACCAGTACAAAAAGGGCACTCCCATTTATTGTCTATTTTGCGCCAGCCAATAAGCTCTGCAGCTTCTTCATCTAGGCTGGTCTGCATGCGTCTGCAAGCGCAACATACAAAGCGGTTTTTGGCTTCGTCCACAAATTATTTTTGCTAATTGTAATAGACGAATAGACCAAAGACTACGCATGCTATAACGGTGGAAAGGATTATTGCGGCGCACCAGAAACAGCTTACTTTTTCTCTTTCATCCATGTTTTATATTTGTGAGCTGATTCTAGCCCTGGCGAGGTTGGCTACCTTACCAAACTGACCCTAGATCATCCAAGCAATCCCAATCGTCATGCTGCGGCAATTGCAGCTTGCTCCTCTTTTTGTCATCGCATCAAAATAGCCATTTAACCTAGTGCTGTATCTTGTATTCTATCTTCCTCGCTTTGGGTGTATAAGATTTTTATTGTTGAATTTCTCCGCTCTCATGATGCTCTTCATCGCCTTACTCTGGGGTTCTATCCATTTGCGGTCCAATTTCCTCTGTTTGATTCTCTCGTGCTTGATCCTAGCCCTATGTTTTTTACATATTAGTGATATGAGTGCTGCAGACTTCTGTAGTGATTCTGGTTCGTGAATGTCAAATTTTCCATTATTTAGTCCATGATAGTCATCTATAATAATTATGTGTGGTATGCGAATTATTACACTTCCTGCGCATCTTCTCATATTCCATATTATATATGGTGGAGACTCCCAATTAATTATTATTCCGCGCTCCAAGTTATGATTAATTCCATCTTGTATTAGTAATAATTCATCCATAATAATTAAAATACGTCCTTGGTACCAAAGAATGGTTTCTGTTGTATTCTCTTGCCAAGAAGATATATCGTCTTTAAACTTTGAGCCAAATATATAAATGGAAGGCATCTCATTTGCTATTATGGATGAATCATATGGTTCAAGAAATCGATATACCAATTGATGAAATCAAGCCATTCCTCGATCGCCAATCCAGAAAAGATGATTTTGAGCAATTGAAGGATAGTATCAGACAGTATGGTGTGTTGGTAAGAATCCAGGTTACACCAATTAAAGAGAGAAAACGCGGGAAAGCTCGCAAGCGTGGCAAGGGTAAGGACTGGAAATATCAGTTGGTGTGGGGCCATAGGAGGCTGCGTGCGGCCAAAGAAGTCGGTCTTGAAACTATACCAGCCGAAATCGTAATGATAGACAATAAGGAAAGGGTCAAAAGGTTTTTCATTGAAAATGAAGCAAGGAAGCAGTTGACGGCATACGAAGTCGCGCAGCTGATGGAAGCTGACCGTGGTTTGCTTTCTATCAATGAAATAGCAGAGAAATACAATATGCGCGTCAAGACCGTCAGAGGTATATTGAGGGCATTAGAACACGCTACGCCAGCCCTAAGGAAGCATCTCGGTAATGGCAGATTTAGCTTAGACGACGCCCTGGCGATTACACAACTTACAAATATGAGAGAGCAGGTATTAATAATAAACCGTGCTATTGAAAAAGGGCTCAAGGGTAGATCGTTAAAGCAAGAAGTCAGGTCAATTCGCAAGATTGATAGTATTTCCACCAGGGCTGTTCAAGCCAGGCAGCGGGCTTTGAACGATGAGCTAAGGACAATGAGCGAAGAAAAGAGGGTTGTAACAAAACAGTACACAAATAGCGTTATGGCATTACAAGATGCTTTGGTGGTAAAGGAAGTAAGGCGGCTACTAGACAAAGCATCTGTTGATTATTCTCCTTTTTGGACAAACAATGAGAATCAGAAACATTGATCTAGCGTCTATCAGGGTGCCTTTAAAGCATCGTCGTATAGAAAAAGACGATGGCACCATCACTAGCTCATTAGAGACAGAAGGTTTGAAAGATCCCGTAATTGTTGTAGCTAGTGACAACGAATACATATTAGCCGATGGTAGTAGAAGGGTACAAGCGGCCAGAAGGTTGAAATGGAACAAAATAAAAGCATCTGTAAGGAAGCCACAAAACGGGATGGGCCCCGATGCTTACGCGAGCTTCCTCAGGTTGACCATCAATCACCACCGCCAAGGGTTTTACCCAAGCCAAAGAGCTCATTATCTTAAGATCTTGAATGACAAGTACGGCGTACCCGTAAAAGACATAGCAAAGGCGTGCGGTGTAAAAGAAAGAGCTGCTAGGATTTGGATGGCTGTCAATGACTGTAGCGAAGAAGTACAGATGTTCATTGACGACGGCAAGTTTCCAGTTGATGCTGGCGGGTTGCTTAGGTCACTAAAACCTCAAGGCCAGATGCTCATCGTTGACAAGTTCAGGAACAGGCCGAAAGTCGCTATGAATGAATTAAAAACAGCCGTATCGAACATCCATCGTAGGCATCCACACTTAATAAAGGTATCATTAAGCAAAGTCACGCAGAGTAAAAAACCAAGAGATCACAAAAAAGTTGAAAGAAAAGCATACGGCAGAAACGTCGGAATGAGCATCGCTGATCTCGAACAGAAAATACTTGAATACGAAAGAGATATAACTTTTATGAGACGCGAGATTTTAAGGTCTGCACCTATTATAAAGAAAATATGCAAAAGTGGCAAAATAAGATTAGCACTCCCGGGCGACGTGTTGAAGAGGTTCGATGTTTTCCTCTCGGAGGACTAAATGGCTAGCAAGAAAAGAAAGAAGGCCGTAGCTGCCTCGAAGCCCAAGTCGAGGCAGACACCAAGAGAAAAGCTCATTGCTCTTCTCGAAAAGCCAAAGCACGATTTTAATGGCCTGTGCAACGAGCTGAATGTGCCACCTAAAGGCTTGAATGCCATGTTGGTGGATTTGGCTAAGATCAACGTCGCTGTAGAACAAGACAAAGATGGAAGATATTTCATCCATAAGGTTGATCTTGACAGGCCAGAGGACCAGATCTTCGACCACAAATTGAAATCCGGCACCGTGCATCGGATCGGTCTGGTAAGTGACACACATCTGTGCAGCCACAACCAGCAACTGACACACCTAAAAGATTTTTATAAAAGATGTTCTGATGCAGGTGTTACCAAGGTATACCACTCAGGTGACATTTTTGCTGGTGATGGCAAGGTGTACCGGGGGCAAGAATACGAAATTTTTATCGCCGGTTTCGATAGTGCTCTTGAGTATGGTGTCGAGTACTATCCAAATGAAGCCGGAATTACGACGTACTTCATAACAGGCAACCACGATCTGTCATGGTACCAGAGGGGTGGGGCCGATATCGGCCACGCTCTTGCCGATGCCCGTAACGACATGAAGTATTTAGGTCAGGCAGGTGCGTACGTGAATCTGACAGATGATATCAAGATGTATCTGCACCACCCTATGGGCGGTAAATCCTACGCCCTGAGTTATAAGCTGCAGAAATTCATTGAGAGTTTGACGCCAGAAGCCAGACCAAAGATTCTAGCCGCTGGGCATCTTCATAGTATGCTTTACATCGATTATCTAGATGTCAAAGCATACATGGTTCCGTGCTTTGAATCACAGAATACTTTCTTGAAGCGGCTGGGGCTGCACCCAGTCATTGGTGGATGGATACTGGAACTTGAGGTGGCAGGCCAGTATATCCCGACTATTAGAATGGATGATATTACATATTCGGAGCCACTCGAAAAAGACTGGGATTAAGATGCCACCCAAAAAGACAGATACTAAGCCGAAAACTAAAGTAACAATTCCAGCACCCAAGGTATCTGTCAATATCAGAGATGAATTGTTTTACAATCTGAAGACAAGGACAATTTATTTATCTGGTGAAATAGACGCCAGCATGGCAGCAAAGCTAATCTGGTCCTTAGTACTATTGAATCAAGATTCCAGAGAGCATATCAACATTTTTATTAACTCCGATGGCGGAGAAGTACATGAGTCATACGTCATGTTGGATGCTATATTCAGATCTAAGAGCCCAGTCAACTTAATTGCTACTGGGAGAGTTGAATCGGCAGCCGCAGAATTGGTTGCATTTGGTCCAAAGAAGAGACGGTTTGCTACACCAAATACCTATTTTATGTTCCATTCGTCATCTATGGAATATGGCGAAGCAGACTCCAAAAAACAGAAATCAAGGGTATTGTGGGATGATAAGATCGAGGATGACACTATTAAGAAGCTTGCCAAGATAATGCGCAAAAAACCGAAATCATTGGCAGCCAAAATCAATGATGAATTATACTTAACTGTAAAAGAGGCTATTAGGGATCATATAATAGACGGAGTCTGGCCACCGCCGAAATGAGGACGCATGAAATACGAAGTAGAACAAGGACAGGAAATTCCAGAAATAGACTACGGCGCTAACAGAAAATATCCATTCATCAAAATGAGGGTTGGCGACTCATTCTTTGTTCCGCTTGAAGATGTTGCCCATTCGAAAGATCCGCTCAGTGTTGTGAGTAGTGCGGCGTCTATTTGGGGCAAAAGAAAGAACCAGAAATACACCACCAGAACTGTTAGAAACGATGACTACGAAGTGATAGGTTTCAGAGTCTGGCGTATCGACTAATGTATGAATGGCAGTGCAGACATATTGAGGCAGTGGTTAAAATCAAATAAAAGGATATTCGTTGAAGTTTATGGTGAATATGACAGAACTGTCAGATTCTGGGTTCAAACAGAAGAAAACGAAATAGAAATCAACATAGAAAAGTCATTTGACACTACACGCCTAGCAGACCACGAAGTCGAATTAATGATAGGTATACCGCAATCGTTCACGTGCAGTGAATGCAACAGGCTCGAAAGAACTTCGTTTGATTGTTTTGATGATTGCGATAGATATCAAGAGGTAAAGGGCATGGTGAAAGTCAGTTTGGCGAACCCAGATTGCTTTTATATAATGGACGAAATTATTGATAAGGGATTGTTAGCTGAAGTCGGATGGAAATATATCAAGGAGTTCCCTGCCTAGGCCTTAGTCGTGTTCTTCCATAAGATCGCTTTTTCTTTCCGTTGTATATATTATAGCATAATTCCCTCATTTCTTCTAACGAATTTGGATCCGCTAGGTTGAAATGTCCCCCAGGAACTCTGCTGCCCCACGGCCCTCGTGCATAGACAAAAGTCCCGTCCTTCACAACAAATGTTGTGATTAGCCAACCTTCAGGACTATAAACGTTAAGTGTTGCATTGCCTGTACCTTCAATATCTGGTTTAGATGGATACAATGGCACTTCTCTTGGGCGGCCAGTTCGTTCACTCAAGTATTCATATATTGTATGTATTACGATCTGGACGTCGGAAACGTCTTCATGTAAATGCTTTAATTTCACAGTTTACGTTTGAGTTTGCTAATATGTTTAATTATTTGCTGTAACGATTTTGGATTGGCGATATTGAACGTTCTCGCTCCATCACCCAGTACAAGCACTTCTGAACCAGTTTTGTCGCCTATCATGGCAACAACGTAGTCCTCGTAGGTAACTTTTATGTAACCTTCAATTGGAGAATCTTCAACAACGTAACCATGGTCTTCCACATACTGGCCTACCATTGCTAATTTCTCTGACTTTGATATAATTCTGTCGTACGCTTTCATTTTCTATTAAATTTCAAAGAAATCTTTAATGATTTTGCCACTTTTTCGAAAGCATCCGGTTCAAACAATGATATACTCTGATTGGTATATGGAGCGTTGCCAAAAGGCATCAGCGAGCTTACCGAATCATTTTTGATTGACAGCCATGGTCCGTCGCCTCCGTAACTCATTCTAATTATTGCGACAATCACCGATCCTGTGACGTCTACTATGTGGATCTGCTTCCACACTTTAGAATAAATAGCTGCAATCCCCTCCGTTTCCAACCAGGCACACAGGCTTTCCAATACTGCTTCTACTTCATCAATCATTTATTATGCTAGCCATTAGCTTTAATTGTGCAGACACTTCTGGGAAACTTCCCGGATCGTATATATCAAACTCTGCTAATACGATACTGGTGGTGGTGCCGCAGATTGGTGGACGCGATTTACCGTGTTGGATTAGTTTAGTATGTGTGGAGTGTTGGATTAGTTTAGTATGTGTGGAGTGTATAGAAATCTTTCCATTATTACTAATTTGTACCACCGCTGAGGCATTCTTGCTGAAATTAACAATTATGTCCCTTGGTGTAAATAAATTACATTTTATCCCATTTTCCCCAAGATAATCATGCAATAGCGACATACAATGATACAAACCTACGGCTTTGTGATCCACCTCTTAAGCCAATTCAATGCTTTTGGGAATGCTTGTCGATCTTGCACTCCATGCCCTCGCCGCTGGCCTCGTTTTGCATCCGTCTTCAATAACTTTATTTGCTTCTTCTGAATATTGGCGTAACATCATTGTTAGTGCTCAATAACTTTGGTATTGTCACCAGACGAAATAGCCCTAGTAGAGCATCTGGTACATTCCCAGTATACAAAATATCCTCTACCAAGCTTTTTGCGGATCGGGCAATTGCTCTCCACCCAATCGTGCAAGCCAAAGAAGCACAAGATTCTTCCAAATTTTACCATCCTCTATTTTTGTTGGTTTATTATCAGAGATTAGTTTTTCTATGAAGTGTTTATCGGATCACCACTTGTAGCGCGAGGAGAACGCCGCTTCTATGAATTTTTTAATGCGAGGGAACGACTCTGGGTCATAAATATTGACGGTTATTTTGCTATATGTCGCCTTTAGGTCAATGTTGCCATTATCTCTTATGTGGCACATGATAGGAGCTTGGCCACGTTTATAGATATATAGACATGGGTTAAGCAACGTGGGGGGACGGATTTCTGAACACCGTAAACCCAGTTCTTCTACAAGCATACGGATACATGATGCAGTAGTACAACCCATTAGGATTTAAAATACTAATACCCGGCCAGCTCGCGCATTCTTGCTGCTATTTTTCGGAATGAACCCGGTTCTGCCAAGTCAAATAACATGTTTGACATTTCTCCGTATAAATGTTGAGCAGCAGGTCCCAACCTGTATATTCTTGCTTTTAGCGAATCATCTGGTAAACTTACTACTAGTCTAAAAAACTCTGCCCGTCGGCTTTCTTCTGGTGACATATACACACTGAGATAGTGACCTTTGCTGCCAGTGATAGTGCGCCATGGCACAAGAGATTTTATATAAAAACCATCATCTTCTAGGTATGACGCTAAAGCGGCGAGCGCTTCTGAACTTGCCGCCATTGTCTGCCATGTATCTTCGGCGACAGGCCCTCGTCCTCGTACCCAGTCGTCACGACTTATTATAAGGTCATATTTGTAGCGACTAACGAACTCTTTTATTATCTCGAAGCTGTCCGGATCGTAAATAGACACTTCAAATGGCTTTGTGGTAGGCCCCACGTGCCACACACTTATTTGCCCATCTGTGTTTACAACTATTCTAGTGTGGGGGTGGGTTCCATATTCTTTGGCGACCACTATCTCATCTATACATGGGCGGTGCGCCGGGAAACCTTCTTCCTTGAGGTATTCACTGATAGCTTTGGCCCAAGCGTTCACCTTTCTCCGATTATTGGGAGTACTCCATAGTAGTGTCGATTCGTATAACTCGCTAATTTTCATAGCGCTTCTTTATAGATTCAAGTATCTTAGGAAAGCTATCAGGATCATAAACAGAGCCATAATTGATCTCATTACTATATCGGTCTCTACGGCGTACAACTATGACCAGTTTATATTTTCCATCATCAAATATTTCTATGGTTGCCCAAGAACTGTTTTGTATCTCCTTGCTATACCCGTTAAGAGATATCGTCAGGTCTGCGCATGTTAACAGATTCTCACCTACTGTTATTACCCTCGTGATGCCATTGTCATTAAGATATTCTTTCAGGCAAGTCGTAATTGTCCTAAAATCTAGTTGCCCGGCGATTATATTCATTTCTTTGGCTCGTACTCATTAAGGAATTCAGCTAATTTGCCAAAACATTGTGGATCATGTAAATCAATATATATACTGTGATGTGGTTCTTCATTAGTTATAGCTTGTACATCCCCGTCATAATCTATTTCTATGCTGATATTATCAAACAATATTACATTCTCCCAATCATGCATATTGATGGCATTAGCATACCATCCGTTTTCTAACAACCACATATAGATCACCCTCAATGTCAGGTTTGCCCTTTCGGCGTCTGATTCTGACAAGTTATTGAGTTTCATGTATAGTTTCTATCAAATGTGTCTGGGTACTTCTTGATGAATGCCAGTATTTCCTGTAGGCTGTTAGGATCATGTATGTTGACATCCATCGTGTCTGGATACCACTTGTGTATGTGGCGGACACCGCCATATGGAAGTGTCCTAGCTGGCTTATAATCTGGATTTTCATATTCCATCGTCACCACACCGTTGTCATTTGGCCATATCCCTATCGCACTATACTCGTTGGTCCTGAAGAATCCCCCAGGGTAATCTTCTGCCGCGAAGTGGGGGTCCATCGTTATGAAAATGCAATCATAGTTAAGAATTGTCGTATGATAAGACTGGATTCCGTTTTCTTTTAGAAATTCATAGATTAGCTGCGTGTATAGCTTCACGCTATAGCTGCCGTCCAAACATCTTCGAATTTCATGATGAAGTCTTTCAACTTTTCCAGACTACCTGGATCATGAACGTTCAAATGCACCCTGAAAGGTGAGGCGATGTTGGGATTGGTATAATGGATGGCATCTATTAACCCATTGTCAAAAGCCCAAATCCTGATCTGCTGGCGAGATGGCAAACCTGGAGACTTCAGAGATGCGCGTGATACAGGTGGTACGACTAGCTGGGCGCTACCAAAAGAACCCAGCTTCTCGCTTCTGATTCCGTTATCCAATAAATATTGGGCAATCAAGTTGATCAGTAATGGGTGATCTTCATATAACGACTCACCGACCACGTCTTTACGTGCCTTGACGAATTCAAGTACCTTTGGGAAAGAATCTGGATCGTGTATATCGACTTCTAATGCTAAATAATGAGGACGATCCCCATGATACGCCACATGAATAATGTGATCTTCAGGGTCGATAATCCTGATATAATTACGACGTGGCGAAGATCCAGGACTTCCGCCAATATATAGGACTGCGGACAAACCATCGTCAATCTTCGACCGTGGGATACCATTATCAACAAGGTATTTATACAATGCTCGTATAACTGTTTCTCTTGGGTAATCCGAACCCAGCGTTTCGTATAGTGTATTAAGCTTCATATTATCAATCTATATCAGCTATAATGGACCTGAGCCACTCGACATCAGCCCACTCCGCGTTTACTTCGATTTGCCCACAGTCCTTACATTTTCTTACTACAATTTCATAGAATTCATCTTCATACAAGATGTCGAAATCATCATGTGGGCACACGGACACCTCCTTCATTAATAGCCCAGACGGTGTCTACCGATTACGTCTTCACGTGCATTGCTTTGTGCCTTGACGAATTCAAGTACCTTTGGGAAAGAATCTGGATCGTGTATATCGACTTCTAATGCTAAATACCTTGTATCTTTTGTCGATGGCCATATACGCACCACTCCGTTACTGCGCACAACTATCGTTATATTACCCACCATTATTTGTTGCACTTTTGCCCACGAACCATCATCATAGACACTCGGGAATGGATGTCCAATTTTGACGCTCATAATTCCATTATCAGACAGGTACGTCATGAGTGCGTTGGCAACTGTTACAACATCACTATCATCATGTTCCCGTTCGTATAAATTTTCTAATTTCATGTTGTTCCTAATTGTATAAGATCTTTAACTTCATTTAGTGCCTTCTTAACTATCTTCAGCAATTTTGAATAAGAATCCGGATCGTTGATATTGACTTCACCTAAGAATCTGGGTGTCACGTATTGTAGTATTTTCTTCTGTTTGTAAGACAGATGCATAGCATTAAACCCTATCAGTATCCTATGTGGGAAAAGGTAGAGCATAATTATCTTCAGCCCCTCACCAGCATTCACACATATTTCATTTGTCTTTTCCCCGTTCATGTAGTGGCGATTCCAAGCAAAAATTCCATTGTCCACGAAATATTCAACGATGGAATCTACCACTATTTTAGTTTCGTCATCGGTCGTTTCACGCAGTGTCTTTAGTTTCACGCACCCAATTTCCACAGGTATTCTGTTAATCTCTGTAGGCATGCGGGATCGTGTAGGTCACCCTTGAACTTATCTATTGTCACTAAATGATCCTCCACATCTACGTATCTCCACCCCTCATTTGCAACAAATACAATCAATCCTGGGTGAACCGGTCTATTGGTTGCTTTTATGCCGTTCTCGTGCAAGTAGGAAACAATTAACTGTGACGGGTCTACTTCCATATGTTATGTTTGCTATCTAGGGATCGGTTTTTTTCGAGGGCGTGCAGATGCCTTACGCTTGGTCTTGTTAGCGCTTTTGATTGTAAGTGAATCTGTAGCTAGATTATAAGCGCGAAGAATCTTCAGCTTACTTAGGCTACCAAGCTTCTTAGCCTTCTTTGCCACTATGTACCTCGAATTCCATACTTCTAGGAATTAGTGGTATTTTCGGATTTTTCGGTTTGCGATATTTCGCATTGAGAACCTAGACGGCCATACTTTTCGTACGCTTCGAGGGCTTCCCAAAGGCCTACGCAATATCTCCAGTGGTTCTGTCATGTTCTTGAACCACTCTGTTTCTCTGGCCATCCAGGCATACTTTCTGTTCATCGCCGTCAAGATCGAGGATAATCCTTAATAAATTTAATCATCCTTTCCAATTCTTCCGGATCATATATCGAGAACTCTTCATCAACAAACCCACTACGGGACCAGTTTACTTTGTCAATGTAGAACACTCTGATAATACCAGGAAGGCAAAGGCAATCGAAGCAGAATTGAGTAGAGACCCCCTTCTTTACCGTAACTAGCCCACCGTCCATGTACACCTCAATTCCGTTCTCTGTTAGATACTCCCCCAGTATCTTCTCAAGCAACAAATCATCGGCAGTAATTTTGCAATTATAGAGAAAAGACAGTAACTCATCAGGGTCGTACAGCTTCATACGGTCTTCCGGAATCTCACGTAATCCAATAGTTTCTCCAGGCTCCCCGGTTCGTACAGGTCGATCTTCGCCTCGAACACCAATGCCAGACCCCCAGTGGCCCACCACCGGCCAAGTGTGTCCCGTTCATAATTAGGCCACTTCATGCGTGGAATCCTCCTGCGCACTTTTATGGTTGCTTCTCCGACGTTGTTTGCCTTGATGTCTGTAATAGCCTCATGATCGTCGTATATTCTGACGAAATGGGCCAATTCACCGCCTATCAGCTGCATCGACCCGGCCACCTCCGTGCCATTCAGGAACTCATAAATGATCCTCGTGAAGTCCCTCGCGCTCTCGTACAGGTTACTAAGTTTCATCTTTGGTTTCCGACTTCGCGGATTCTGGCATATTTCCTACAAGGTTTCCCTGACATCAGGATCCTTGCAAAGCAGTTCATTTGGTGGGTCTTGGTTTTGGCTTCCCGCCAGCACACATGATCCCGCATCGAGAACAGCCTCCCATTGGACATTTCATCGTGCTCCCCCTTTCAAGTGGTGGGTGGCCCAGATCAGTCCACTCGGATGTCGTCGAGTTTGAACATATTATCTCATCCACCAATCCCGTAGCGTATTCACTATCTTCTCAAACGACTCTGGGCGGTGGAAATTGTCCCTGTATTGAGAGACCCCAATTATCGGATTTTCACAACCCGAGATACACAAACCTACCCGCCATATGAGGTCACCATCCTCGTGTACAACTATGTTGGCTATTTGGTCGAACCCAGATGTAGAAGGCGCAAGCCGCCTGACAATAATGGTCGCACAGTGACCTACAAGGTTCCGGAACTTATACTTCTTGTAGGGCTCCTCTACAGTAGGGTAGCCAGGAAGCCTGGCATCGCGTATAAACTTCGCCAGTAGCTCGGCTACCGTATACGGATCCGCTACCCTTTGGCTCTCATGGATGGGTAGGCTCGGCAATCTTGGCCCAGGTGCATCTACGTCCAAGTGATCCCTAATTAAGGCTTCCACTTTCTGGAAGGAGTCAGGATCGTGGAAGTTGAATACGCGATGCTTGTCTAGATGCGGAGTCCCCCACTTCCAGTAGCTCGGTCCCCTGTCCCTGGTTAACGAAATGTCTATTCTACCACTGTCGTGCACCATTATGCGTGCCCACCTATCTCCTCTCTGTATCCCCAGAGAACTGTTGATAGACCATTCTCTAAACTGAGATACTTCTATCCCGTTCTCCTCCAGGTATGCCCTGAGGAGATTGGCCACCTCACGGCCAGCGCTCTCATGTAGGGATTTAAGCCTCATCAAGATGCTCCCTAATGAAGGCTTCTATCTTCTGGTAAGAATCCGGGTCGTGCATGTTCGTCTTAAGGCCCAAATTTTTGGGCCTAGGTGGGCCCCCTATCCACCATGCCAATGTGTGGCCATCTTCAAAGGTCCGAATCCTGATAATCGGTGGTAACTCAGAAGTTGGCCTCTGAGGCATATCGACCACAATAGTCATGCACCTCATCGTCCCGTCTTTATATTCTGAGCTACCAAGACTCATTTTAGGGTGACGGGTCTTGGCTTCTATACCCCTTTCGTTCAGATAGGCAAGGAGCAGATCACCGTAGGCCTCTGCGCTCTCAAATAAGGTCTTAAGTCTCACGGCCAGCGCTCTCATGTAGGGTATTCATACGCCTGCACAATGAATTTCACGATTCTCTGTAAAGAATCCGGTTCATAAATGGAGACGGTCTTACTGTGGCTGACGACCATCGAGACATAATTCATGAATACCTGGCCGTCACCATATAGTAGGATAGAGACGAACGGTGTCTTAGGGACGACCGTGCTCAGCAATCGAGAGGTACGGGGCTTACGGAAATATTCCGATGGCGGATAATTGGTATGTTTCCAGTCTTCCCCCTTTGCGGAAACGATTATTTTTTCACCCCCGGTCCCGATGATTGAGGACGGCACGATGTGCGCACGCAGCCCCTTCGTATTCTTCTCGATATACTGCACGATTAGATCGATCATGTTGTAGTCGTCAGGCCCCGTATGGTGTACCGCTTCGTGCAGGTTCTTAAGCTTCATAACTTACTCACAATTTCTGAGATCCTTGGCAACGATTCTGGATCATACAAGGAGACCTCAACCTCTTCCACTTCCACTTGGGCATCCTCATGATCCGTATCTCCCACGTACTTTACCACCACTCTACCGTTCCGCCGTATTATAATATCCACAAATGGACCATCGCTGAGCTGCTTCCAAGTGTCCACTCTCTTGTGGCTGATGGTAATAACGTCCAACCAAGTTTCGTCGTCTATTATGAGGGAGGGGAAGATTTCTTGAAGGTAGCGACTTATGATGCACTGGTAATCCTGGATGTGCTGGGTGTACGTGTGCGTATCGTACGGAAATGAATACGATACAGCTTTTCGCGGACATTTCATGATCGCCATCCTATGTTATGTTTGCTATCTGGGGATCGGTTTTCTAGGAATTAGTGATGAACTTCTTTATCTTATCGAAGCATTCTGGGTCGTATAAATTAGTCTTGAGCGTACCAAGTTGGTCACAAAACTTTAGGTCCTTTAGTCCAGTGATGCCTCTGCTAAGCCATTTTTTGCACAATACTCTGCCATCTTCATATACTACTATGTCAGCATTCTTACCACCCTTCGATATCTGGAATACCGAGTGAGATTTCTTGAGCTCATGCTCGTATATGGTGGTGGTGTGGATTGTGGCGTCATTCTTTAAGAATTCATACATGCATAACGCCGCCAAGTTGCCGCCCATTAAATGATCGTGGTTGATCGTCAGGATGGTCTTCGTCAGGAAGGTCTTGTACATCAATCTTCATGCTCATATGAGTCACGTGTTAGGATATGTGTCACGATTATTGGAATGAATAGAACCACCACGGTAATGAACCAAACGAGTGACCACCAGCTGAACATTGGTGCCATTTCCTCTATGAAGCTAGCCATCAACTCCTCCGAAATACTTTTAAAATACTTTTGATAACGATATTACCTCTCCACGCGGAGTTGTTTTCCTACGGTTGGATCGTATTGGCTAGTTTGGGTCCTCCGTCTGCCCGTCTGCCCGTCTGCCCGTCTGCCCGTCTGTCTGCCCGTCTGTCTCAATATATTTGCTTGTATCGAAGATGTCCATCGGAATACCCTTGCGATAATAATATTCCCTCTCCACGCGGAAATATTCCTCTCGCGAAAGATTAAATCGCCCACCCCCCACCGGGCCTCCTCCCCCCTTCCCCGTGGTCCCCCCCCCTCCCCCCCCCGGACG